TGAAAGATGCGGGTGCGCAAGAACGGGACTTCGGTGAGCAGATCGAAGCAGCACAGGCACAGGTTGCTAATTGGTTAGACGAGGTCGGATCTGCCATTGCTGCGTCACCTGCACTTGCCGCTGGGATGAAGGCCTTCGGTGAAGCATTCTCTGATGCATTTGGTGGCGATAAAGAGGAAATGCTTCAGACAATTATGGAAGGAGTAAAGGAATTTGCAGTTATCGTAACTGACGTAGGCTTGGGTGCGGTTGAATTCGCTAGGGTAATCAATACTGCATGGTCCGGAGTTAAGACGATCATCTTGGGTGTGACCACAATCATACTCGGTAATGTGGCCATGGTTGCCGAGGGACTAGCAAATCTGTCCGCTGTCGGAGAGAAGCTTCGTCTTATCCCAGAAGGTACGACTCAATCGATTCGTGACACAGCCGACAATCTTAAAGTCATGACCGATGCCATGGTCGAAGAAACGGCTGAGGCCGCGAAAGGAGTGTTCGGGCATTCTGAGTTCGATAAGACACTGGACAAACTTGGTGGGGTGCTGTTCAAGACCCGGGATGCAATTCTCGAACACAAGGCTGCGCAAGAAAAATCAAATGAAGTTACGGACATCGCCGCGGCGAATGCCGTAAAGATCGCAAAGATCCAACAAGAACTTACCCAAACAGCAATCGATCGAGCGAAAGTTGAAGAGAATCTTTGGAAGGTCGAAAAGAAATCGCTCGAAGAAACGGAGAAACTCTGGAACGAGTACTTCAAAACTCGAACTGAGAATGAGGGTACGACTGTCGATGCGCAGAAGCAAGCGATTCAATCATGGTTCGATGACGAGGTGGCGAAACTCGACGACAGCGATAAGAATTGGGAAGAACATTACAGAGCGATTGAAGCAGTTGCGAAAGAAAAGTTAAAAGCGATTGGGTCCGAGTGGTCAACACTTCGTGATAAATCGCTTGAATCACTTCGTGCACAAGCCGAGGCTGCGCGCAGTGATTACGCTCGAATGCTAACTTCTGGACTTACCTTTAGCCGTGAGGTTCTTGATGAACAACTCAAGAAGACCCGCGAACTCGAAGACGCAGTTCGGATGTACGGCAAGACCTACGTTGATGTCCAGAAAGAAGCGAAGAAGCATGCCGATGAATTAAGGAAGGCGGAGGAGGAACGACTCAAAGCGATCTTGGAAGCGGAGAAGGCGGAGAATCGACGAAAGGGTGGAGCGTTCGAAGTCACTTCCCAGAATTTCGAGAAGGCACTTCGTGATATCATGACATCCGGTGGAATGAATCCTACCGGTGCTGGGTCGAATATCGACGTCTCAGAAGCATTTCGTTTGGCTCGTCTGGGTTACTCATTTTCTGAAATCCTTGATATATTCGCTAAACGAAAGTCTGGGTCTAGCGGTCCAGTGCCTCCGCCACGTGGTCCTCGAATTCCGGGATTCGCTCACGGAGTTGAAAATTTCGTCGGTGGTGAAGCGCTTATCGGTGAGATGGGTCCGGAGCTTGTTCGTCTGCCACCGGGAAGTGATGTCATTCCGTTAAGCGGGAATTCGTCGTTTGGAGCACCTATCGTTTACAATACATATTTTCATGTAAACGGTACAGTTGAGGAAGTTTCGAGAAGACTGCAAGACAAGTTCATGCAGATGTTGAAGTCTACACGTCAGTTTAAATCGGCTTAGTAGGAGGTTCCGATGAGTTCGATGAGTTGGCGAGAAGTGTTAATGACGTCGCAAGCGGACGGACCGACATTATCTGCAGCGGCAGCTGCGACAGCAATTCCGGCAGCTGCAAAGTTGACATTGCCGGCGAATTTTTTCAGGGGTCTGGGTCAACAACTTCGTATCCAAGCGTGTGGACGAATCAGTTCAGTGATCACTACACCCGGTACCGCGAGGTTCGACGTGCGGTTTGGTTCAACCGTGGTGTTTGATGGACTGGCCATTCTTCTTGATACCGTTGCCGCACACACGAATGTAGGATGGTGGCTGGAGATTTTGTTGACTTGTCGATCATTGGGTGCATCTGCTCAGTTGTTTGGTCAAGGATACTGGACGTGCGAGGATATCCTCGGTGTTCCGGCGACCGCGCCTAAGGGTGTGCTGTCAGCGATGTTGCCGTGGAACAGTGCACCGGCGCTTGGCAATGCGTTTGATTCAACGATCGCTCAGGTCGTTGATTTCTTCTTCACCCAAACCGTAGCAACTGGTACACTGATTGTTCATCAGTATTCCGTGATCTCGGAGAATTGATAACGTTATGCCGCTACGCTTCCCAGGTCGTACGGCTCCTGGTCGTCGACCTGGTCAGTTTCTTCGTACTCCACTCTCAACTGTTTTAACTGCGCTCATTGAATCCGTATCTCCATCTACAGGAGACGCATCAACTACAACTGCCATTACGATTAAGGTTCGAGGATTTACATTAAATTCCGGTGTTCCTCCCGTTGTTTCGTTGTTCGACTCTGGAACGAGTCTGTGGGTAACGGCAACGTCACCTGTGGTTGTGGACAGTACAACGATCACGGCCACGACCGCGGTGATGAGCGGCGCACAGGTATCTGATCTCCGTGTTCAAAACTTATCTGCTAATCAATCTGCAATTCTGGAGGAGGCATTCACTTTCGGTAAAACTGTCATTCTAAGTGTGACTCCGGCCAATGGTTCTATCAATGGCGGAGTTGTGGTTCGATTGTTAGGAAGTGGATTTGTTTCAGGAACGACGGTTACGTTTGACGGTATAGCGGGAACTAACGTTACAGTGATTGATGGGGAGCACATCACTGTAACTACACCGGCTCATGCACTTGGATTTACTGACGTCGTCATCACGAAACCTGATCTGACCACGGCGACTTTCAAGAATGGGTTTCAGTACACATCTCTTGTTCGTGGGTCTGACATTCGTCGTAACCCTGGAATTGTTATCAATGACGCGTTGAACAATGCCCCCAATACGTGTTCATTTGTCATAGACCGTGCTGGTAGTGAGCCTCTTCTGGGCGAACAGGTTGAGATCAAGGATGCATTTGACGGCAATCGTTTGTTGTTCGCCGGGTTGGTGACCCGAAAAGAATTGATGTACGAGGAATTGACAACGAATTGGAAATGGAATGTTAGTGCTACTGATTGGACATTTCTTTTCAATCGCTTTAGACCATTTGCTCAGTACATTGATCAGTCGGTTTCTGATGTTGTGAAAGACTTGGTTGCACGATACGCTCCTGGATTTACATCTCTCAACGTTCAGACGAATCTGGCGCGTGTCTCAATTACGTTTGACGGCAATCAAGATCTTGCCACATGTCTTTCCACTCTCGCAGAAATGATAGGAGAAGGACATTGGTACATCGATTACACTAGAGATGTTCATTTCTTTCATATTAAGTTTCCAGAAATTCAACTCCCATTCTCTACACCAAACACTGCAATCGGTTCGGCGATGTCGGTCGCAGAAGGCAGTTCTATTCCCGCAGTGTTCTCATTTGCATCTGGGTACTACATCTTTCAGCATTCATTTTTCTACAGTGATGGGTCCGAGTCGTCTTTGCGAGCGTGCTCGAGTCCAATTTTCTGCAGTGGAACAAAGATCTTATCATTCACCAATGTTCCACTTGGGACTAGTATCGGTGCTGTGACCTGTGTTGCTAGACGTATCTATTACCGTAGGCTGCTTCCTACAACCAGAAACCTAAGTGGTCATTCGGTTGAGTCATCCGCAGGTGAAGGAATTGAAACTCCTGTTACCAATGTCGAGGAGGCTTTGAAGTTCGCTCAACTGAATGATAATGCAACGACAGACTTTACAACGTGGTTTGGAAGTCTTGGTGCAAGTAGTGCGGTGGTCATTGACATTCCAGATTCCAGTCTAATTCCGTCTCGTGCGTATAATGGACATCGTCCGGCTCCTGCATCTCCTCCCAGTGTCTCGCTCGATATTGTTTCTGGGGCACTGTTGTGGAACGGTTCATCAGTAGCATTTAAGATGGCGTATCTGTATCGAGATGCGTCCATTTCTCTGACAAGTGCACCGTCGAATGTCGCAACAAAAACCTTGATTCAAGGAGAGGGAATCAAAGGGTATAACCTTTCCAGTATTCTAGTGGGTCCAAGTTCTGGAGACGTGGATGTCATAGGGAGAATTTTCTATTTTGGTGTCGCGGCTCCTGGAGACGATCCAGTGACAGCTGCGAAGTGGAATACACACGGTGTGGTTTTTCTCCCGGATAACACGTCCACTCAGTTGAATCAATTCTCTTTGGCTTCCCTCGGATTAACCGCGGCCGATCTTCCGTCTATGGCATTTGTCTACCCAGGTTTAGTGGTCGGTCGTGGTACACTGATGTACGATACTACGCGACGGAAACGTGAGCGAACCGCGCTTCCTCCGTGGCCAAATCAAGACGGTCCGAATCCAGAAGATAGTTTGCCGGTGCCGGATGAGATCAATGACACAAATCCATATCTACTGAAGGATCCTTCATTTATTTACACGAGTGATTGGTCTCAGATTCGAAATCGGATTTATGTGATAGGAGTCGGTACGACGATCGTTGGATATCATGCGGTGGGCTCAACGGTTCTGACTGTGAACGATGTTTCGAAGTTCGACCTCAGTGGAGGTCAGCTTGTCGTAATGGGGCAAAGAATTTCTTACTCCTCGATTAGTGAGTTTGAAGATGAGAATCAAATCTTCCTTACATCACCAACTACGAAAGGAATTTCTGATGGATCAGAAGTAAACATCTTTTATCAGGCCGATGATCTTGCGTCTCAAGAGATGGTCCGCAAGATTGAGGTTGATTCAGTTGGAAAACCGACAAATGGTGTTCATGAGTACACGATCAAGAACACACAGTTTACGACCGTCTTCGAACTCTACATGGCAGCGTATGCAGAGTTAGAACGATTCAAGAAACCACTAGGATATATCTCGTACGCGAGTCGGGATCCAAAGCATCGTTCTGGGGCAAAGGTCAAAGTAAACTTGACGAACCCTCCCTGTGTCGGGGAGTTTTTGATTCAGGAGGTCATGATAGATCAGATCCATGACGATGCTGATTTACTGGCACCTCGCTACAACGTTCGAGCGGACTCTGCCGCACGATATACTTTCAACGACTTTCTCTTGGAATTGGACTCACGTCGAAGTTCGTCAAGTGCAGTTAGCTTCTCCGGTGTAGTTTCAAGCGACGGGACATCATCCGAGGAACGAACTAGATCTGGATATGGTTATCCGTGTCTTACTAACTCGACTACTGCGAATTCATTTCTTGCAGTCCCCACCGGCTCGGGTGCGATTTCAGTTGGGTCTTCGTCACTTGTCGGTGGGCAGGTTACTGGAAAAACAGATAGAGACGGACAGTGGATGCTGGCAGGAATTGGAACCACTGGTGCGGCAAACGCGGCCGGTGCGATTACCATTTCGATGTCGGCTCCGGGACTCCGATTCAAGTGTCGATGGCTGCTCCGAATGCCGACTCGTGCAGAAATGGATCTGGATCGAACCGCGGCTGGTTCGTCTACTCCAAATCCTGCAATCAATTTCGGTGTAGGAATCGGTGTCGCGGGAATGGGTATCGGTCAACCAACGGCAAGAGGGGTGTATGTCTGTTTGAACGGTGCGCACGCGAACGTTGGATACCGTCGCTCCTGGTTGATTCGAACCATAGATGGTAGTGGAACGGTTGAGCAACCAGTGTTGAACGCCGCACAGGATACGATCTACGACATCACTGTCGAGGAGTCTGACGGATCGAACTTTTTAGTCACGATCAATGGCGCGCAGACAAAGGTCGGTATCTCTTTTCTTGAAGCAGACGTCTTCTTTCTTACGAGTCAGATTTCATCAAATCTCGTGAGTGTGAACTCTTTGATGTGGGTGCAACGTGTCGAATGGGAAAGCGACTGACAATGACTATGACAACCGAATTTGATACAATCATTGCCAGTGAGTGCGAACGTTTGAAACTTGATCCAACGATCGTCAGTGCATTGATTCTGATTGAGTCCAGTGGCAATCCCTGGGCATGGAATCCGGAACCACGGTATCGGTACTTTTGGAATGTCCGAACAAATCGTCCATTTCGAAAGATCACCGAAGAAGAAATTAAATCTGAAGCTGCGCCGATGGACTTTCCTACGTTGAAAGGCGACCGAGATCAAGAGTGGTGGGGTCAGCAAGCATCATGGGGACTCATGCAGGTGATGGGAGCCGTGGCTCGGGAGCACGGTTTCAACGGAAAGTACCTCACCCAGTTGTGTGATTCGGAGATGAACATCCATTATGGATGTCAGCACTTGGCCCTCATCATGCGCGGAGCGAAAGGTGATCTCGAACGTGCATTGGCTACCTACAACGGTGGTCGGGTGGGGAACGTCGAGCGTCCATTTCGAAATCAGTTTTACGCTGATAAAGTTCTGCTTCAGCGACACCAGCTAGGTTCATCGCGTTGAAGACGGTGCCGTCCAATGCCGCATGTTGCGTCGGCGCTGCGTCTCTCCGTCCAACCTATGCGATGATCACTAGGGACTGCATGGTGTGGGTTCTTGTGGTGGCGGGAATCTGCACCGTGTAGTTTAGTTTTAGTTTTTAGTTCTCGATTTCTAGGTATAAAAAACCCGGTGACCATACGGGCCACCGGGTGTCCAGGGAATCTAGGACTCGATTTACAGAATTCGACCGTGGCGGTCGCAGAGAACTACATCCACTGTCTTTTCGAATGTCACATCCACTATCTTGTAATTCAGTCCTCTCGAATTTTTACGGAACCCGGGCCGGATCTTGATTCGTGTTATCTGAAACAGATCACCGACCTTCATGGACTTCACCAGCTTGGCATTTCGTGCGATTTCCCGTGCCAGGCCCCGGTCTTCCGTCCATGTCGCGTCCACCGTAAACGATTTGCTGATTTTCATTTTTCATCTCCTTGTGAAGTGGGGCGGCCGCAGGCACCGCCCCGATCATGTTACTTTCGCCGTTCCTTCTGCACGATCTTGATGGACACGCTGACAATCTTCCACGTACCCGATGGCGGGACGCACCAGACGGTGTCGTTCAGATTAGATTTCGTGATCCGACTCAGGTCCTTGAGCCTCAGTGTTTTCGTCTTCATCGGTTCTTCTCCAGTCGACGGATGATCCGTCGTTTTTCCGCGTCGGTTAACTTGTCGGTGATGTCGAGGAGGTCTCCGGCCGCTTCGACTTTCAGCAGTCGAACCGGTTGGTGTAGTGTATCGTCGTAGGTTACATAGACCGTATGCTGTCGTCCATTGCCGTAGAGAGTTGTCTTCGTTGTTCGCTCCATGTTATGCCGCCTTCTTCGCGACCGGTTTGTCCAACTGCTTCATCCGACCCTGGAGGACCTTGATGCGCTCCTCGTACCGAACGATGCGGGCCTTGGACTTCATGATCCGCTTCGTGTACCGATCGATCCGTGCCTGCAGTCGTTGACGCCTAGTGGGTTTCGCCGCCTTCGTCTTCGTCGTCTTCATCTTCGTGGCTCCGTCTCCGGCTCCGCCGCACCGCGACACGCGGTCGGGGGCCAAACCCAATTATCGGCCACCACGAGTCGTTCAGGTGAACAATTTTTCAGAAATCGTACATAAACGCGTGGGCCTACGGGTGGGTCATCCAACTGGTGGTAAGGTGAAGTCGTACGCCGCGGTGTCGTATGCTTGAGCGCCCAAGCATGAACGCTGCACGTCCTCGGAATGGGGTAGGGAGGCCGGGGGCCGGTCGCCGGGGGCCGGTTGCCGCCTGCCGGCCCGGTCGCCACCAGGAACGGCCAATTACCGAGCTAGGACGAGCTAGGAGGCCCACGGCCGACCAGAGGCGGGGAGGGGGGCCGGAAATGCCCCAAGCCCGGGAACCGTCTGAAACGGCCCCTAGAACGCGTTAGGATGGTCTAGGAATGGTTGGGGCGGGCCGGTTTGGCCCCCTCCCCGGCCGGGGGCCGGGGGCCAGGGATCGGGGGACGCGGGCCGGGGGCCGGAGACCCGGCCGGGGACGCCACGCGACCCGGCCCGGACGCCGCGCGACGTGCGCCATTCGTGGATGATTGTGATGCAGTGGATGGCACGGCAATCGTGATTTTTGTACCCGACGACGCCACATTCACTTTCGTCAGTGGGATACGGATCTTGCGTGGGTGTGGTCGGAGTCGTCGCTTCATTAATCGAATTCGTCCGATCGTTGGTCGGGTCAGTTCATCGGTCGTATAGAGTTCTGCCTCACGGACTTCCTTGAAAACATAGTCCGACAAGGTCCATGTCGTGGCGACACCGGCTCCTTGTCTCCGAATGATCTGCAGGGCTTGGAGATCCTGCATGAGTCGTTGGATCGTCGCAAATGGGTAATGCGTCTTTGTTGCTAGTTCGCGCATGGACATCGGGGTGAGATTTTTCGTGCCGCCCATGGCCACAATCATCGCCCGGAGCACGTCTTCATTTCGTTGCGAGATCGTATCGAGCATGACTTTCTTGATCAAGACATATTCAACTTCGGTTACTTCAGGTCGTCCGTACACCATGGCGATACCACGCGACAGCTTAGCCAATTGCTGACCAAGTCGTGTGCCGACTTCTGCCATGGGTCGCGACATCATGATGTCATTGTGATACGTATCTCGTGAGACGGACCCACGCATACGGGCACCGAACTTTGCCAGTGCTACAATCTTGGCCATGATTTCAGTAGGGAGTTTTGGCACCGGCCGTGCCCCGCATGTGCGTTCAATAAACGATTTCACGACATCGGCTAACTCACTATTCATAATCGTCTCACGATCGGAGTTCTCGATGGCGCGTTTGATGATTTCATTCTCAGATTCATGGTGAAGATTATCACCCACCATGAACTTCAAAAATCGTTCGCCCAGTGCCTGGTGTTGATCGGCGAGGTCGTAGATCCGTGGCGTGGTCGCCCCTAAAATTGTAAATCGACTATCGTAGTATCGTGAGAGGCCATTGCCAAAGGTCTTGCCGCACCGACCGTCGTACGCATCGCGCAGAATACCGAAAATCTCCTTCTGCTCTCGATCTGACAAAGACAAGATCGATGTGAAATCTTTGATCACGAGTACTTTGTTGTTCAGTTTTGGGATGAGTGACGGGTCCGTGTTACCCGCAAAGCCACTGATCAACGACGGAGCCGTGAGACTACTGGTCCAATACGATTTCTCGAGACTCCGCAACGACGAAACCACGGCTGTCTTTGCCGACCCGGGTGGGCCCACAAGAAACAACCAGACGGGCGATCCATCGATTCGTTGGGTGAGTACCGTCGATAGCATGACATCGATTGCATCAGTGTTCCGAAGAAACAACCATTTGTTGAACACCGTATGCACGTCACCGATAGTCGGTGGTTTGCGCCATCGAGTCTTGACACTTTCTTTCTTCCGAACGATCGTGATCTTGCCGGTCTGAATGATGGTCGTTGGTTTATTATCGTCGTTGTTCTTTGGCTCGTCATAAAATCGACGCTTCAATCGTTCGAAGCAGATCTCTGGAGTGTTGCGAACCGTGACTCCATAGACGATCCAGTCTCGTGTATCAAATCCAACTGGCACCTCGTCCGGCCAATGTACGAACGTCAGTTTGTTGACGCTTCCTCCAAGTCGCTCCAGGATTTTCTTTTCTCCGTCGCGACCGGCTTCGTCAGCATCGTATAACGAATGTACCGTACGTCCGTTAAACCACGGCACCCATTCCTTCTTAAATGTTCCGGCCCCTGGCACTCCCACGACGACACCCGGCTCCTTCAACAATCGCAGCAGATGTAGCATGGCCATCGCGTCCCATTCACCTTCGCAGAGGTATACGGGATCTGACGGAAATTCATTGAGTCGATGTGCGCCGATCAAGCCGACCTTACATCCTGGGGTGCTGATCAACAGTTTGGATTTGATCGAATATCGTCGGATATCAGTAACACGTTTATCGATGTTGCGAACTGGGAATGTGTATTGCCGTCCATCCCAGCCGACTTCCCATTCACGAAAAGCAACCGGTGGAAGTTGCCTGTTCTCGGATAGTTGTCGAATGGCTGATGCCTTGATTTCATTTTGATACGATCGGCTTCTGAGATGCAAAAACTTTGCCACGTTGCCGGACAGTCCGGCCGTTTTACTATCCCAGAGTCCATTGTCTGTGTTGACGTAGAATTTATTATCCTTTCCGGAGAACGGGCAGTAGCCGTATACTTGATTGCCACGCTCGCCTGTAAATGACACACCATGCGATTCAAAGATTCCAAGAAAATCTCGTCGCAGATCGGACATTCTTCATCTACCTCTCACGCCGCTTTTCGTAACGCTCCACCAACAATCGAAGGTGGCAACACGATTTTGGTGGGTCGACTCCATCGAGTCTTCGCGATTTTCATTTCAACTGGCAGACGTACTGGCAGTCCCAATCGCTTGCTGTCCATTTGCATGGCCCGGATGATGTCCTTCATCAAGTCCATGCAATGGAGATGCATCGGTACTTCGATGCCAAGTTCGTCGTGTACTGTCATGATCAAACGAGGTACTCCGTTCCATTTCTTTTTCAACATTCGATGCACACGGACGATGCCATTCTTCATGACATCAGCCGCGGTGCCTTGAATCAAATAGTTCACCGCACGATATGCGAAGTCCCGGTCCAACAGATACCGTCGTCCTAGCGGGTTGTAGATTTCTCCCTTGGTCTTGGCTTCAGCGATCAATTCGCTCATGAACTTTTTAACGCCGGGCAAGGTCGCATGATACGACGATACAAAGTCCTGTGCAGTTTCGAGGTCGGCCTTCAATAGCTTCGCTGCTTTCGGAACACCGCCCCCATATAACAGACAGAACATGATCAGCTTCGCACACTTGCGGTAGTAATCTTTCGCGTCGTCGAAATCGTCTCGACTACTGAAGACTTCTTTCGCGATACCGCCATGGTAGTCTCGACCTGACAACAATGCCTCTTGCATCTTTTTCTCACCAGAGAGAAATGCGAAGAGCCACACTTCAATCTGGGAGTAGTCAGGTAGATACCAAATATGTCCAGGTCGTGGACCAAAAGCCTCTCGTGGTCGAGACTGAATATCGGCTTTGCGTCGTCCGGTCGTCTCTGATGCTACTTGTTGAAGGTTTGGATCCGAACATGACAGTCGACCCGTCTTGGCTCCGGTCTGCTTGAATCCAGGATGAAGCACCCAGATGCCGGGAGCTTCCTTCACCCAGTAGCGTCGATACACCTGGAGAAATGAACTGTTCGTTTGCTGTGCCGCATTGTGCTCCAGTACGGCCTTTGCCAACGGGTCTGGTGGGACCTTAATATATCGCGTGCCACTACGTTTCGATCGGAACCATTTGCCGCCGATTGGCAACCGATCCTTCGATCGATTCATGTCAAACCATTCGCGTGCCTCGATGATGTAGCCCGTCGCCATCTTGACGAGATGTTCACCAGTGAGCGAATAATTGTTTCGACCGAGTTTCTTGTTCCACGTTTTCGTAAACACTGGTGGGTGACCACGAATCTCGTAGAGCACCTTCGACATCTGCGGAGTGGATTTGTAGTTCAAACCAGCCCCACCGTTGGCGCTGGCGATCTTGACTTGTTCCTTTCGATAATTGTTATAAAACTTTATGAGTGATTTCACACGCGGTCGATGGATCCGGACGCCGATATCCTCCATGTCTTTCAACGCCCAGAAGAGTTGGTGTTCACGTGTGCACACCTCTCGAGAGCGACTATCATTTTGAATTTCGTCCCACCACGCCATGTACAGAATCATGGCGCGGATGACATCACCGACGGCGTACGGTTTTAGTAAATCGTCGTCTCGTGTCATCCACATGTCGGCCTTGGCCGGCTTCGACCCAGCAAAGGCTTTCGTGGCAAATGACCATTGATCTTGCTTGGCTTGATGACGTAGTTTGTTGATCTCTGTGAGCAAGGCTTTTTCGTCGTCGTCTGGATAGCCAAATCGACGCTTGGCCAGTTGCTTCAATGCGTATGTTAATTCATTTCCAGCTGTTGCGATATGGGCGAGGATACCCGTGTCAATGATCTTGGCCCGTATCCGCATCCCACCTTGCTCGGCCATCTGAACGTCGTATCGCGGGTTATGACCCACGAGGGTCACGTCTGGGTCATCCAAGAGTTCGGCCACTGGGCCGATGACAGATTTATTCCATTTCACTTCGCGGGTATACGGATCAACCTTCGTACGCAAGTAATCCGTGTTCCCGTCTCGGTCGCAAAATGTCCAAACGAATGCACGAGCCGGAGCGATACAGCGTCGCTCCAGAATCGGATCCTTCTTGGTACCGAAATTATACAGCACCTGCCGCATGCCACCCCATGGGAGCATTCCGGTCGCTTCACAGTCGAACGCGATGAGTTTGCCTCGAACGTTCAGACCGTGTCGTTTGACACGGATTAGCATGGTTCAACTTTGCATTCGAGCCACACGAGGAACTGACATCGTTCGCAACACGACTCCGGCGACCGAACCAAATGATGGTGCGGATGCTGGTGCGAGAGTGTCGTCGTTTCCACGATACATATGAATGTGTTAGTACATTCAGTTCGTGTACGAACGAACTGTGCTGCCTCCTGGAGGATCAAAACCTTGTTCGCATCCCAGAACGCGAACATGCCCATGTATACCGCGATGTCGATCATGCGCTGACGTGGCGGTTCACTTTCCAGCATTCCAGTCAGTGCGTATGACCGAAGCGCCACGTATTGTTTTCGGATCTTGGCCCACAGATCTTGTTCAACCGTGATGCCGCACTCCCATGCCGTACGCAGGATCTCAAGGAATGCGACATCATCCGGATGATAGTCCTTGTTCTTTCGCCATTGTAGTCGATTGGCATCTTGGAGAAAGGTCTCTACGAAGCGACTCATTAACTCTGCTGTCATGTTCGTCTCCCTAATGATAATGAAGCGGGACCGGCCGCTCCCGAGAACGACCGGTCCACGGACGATGTCCTACTTTTTCAACTTCTTCTTTTTCTTCGGGACCGACGATGCCGGGGATTCTTCAACCGAGGTAATGGCATCGGCCTTGATCTTGATCTTCTTGCCCTTGTCTGTCTTGATCAGAACCTTGCCCTCGGCTTCGAAAAGTTCGATGACCTCACCCTTGATCTTGCCGGACTTCTTCGTCTCGGCTTTGACGACGGATCCGACGACGACATCGACTTCATCTTCGACTTCTTCTTCCTCGTCATCTTCTTCATCTTCATCATCGTCCTCATCGTCGTCATCCGATTTCTTTTTCTTTCCTTTCTTTTTCTTGGGTTCGTCCTCCTCTTCTTCTTCGTCCTCGTCTTCTTCGTCCTCGTCTTCTTTGTCATCATCTTCGTCTTCATCATCATCGTCCTCGTCATCTTCGTCTTCTTCTTCATCCTCATCGTCGGCTTTCTTGCTCTTTTTCTTTTTCTTCTTGGGCTCGTCTTCCTCGTCCTCGTCCTCCTCGTCGTCCTCGTCCTCCTCGTCGGATTCTTCTTCGTCGGATTCTTCTTCGTCGGATTCTTCTTCGTCGTCTTCATCATCATCGCCGATGAGACTGTCGACGTAAACGTTCTGGAATTCGCCCTTGGTCTTCAGGCGGACCTTGCACTTCGGTTTCGTCTTCTTGATGTCATCGAGGATCTGTTGGAGTTCGTCTTCGAGGTCATCGAGATCCGACGTGTCGTAGCCCATTTGCTCCAACTTGCGAAGAAGATACGGCAGATGGTCTTCTGTCAAACCTTCGAAATCTCGCTTCTCCTTTCCTTTGTAATCACCCTTCATGAACTTCCAGGTGATGATGACTTGCACTCGGTCGCTCTTTGATACCCCGATCTGAGCGTCGACGGCTCGCATGAGATACCGACCGTCGTCGTACTCTTCGAATCCAGTGGATGACGCGGCGGTCTCCTTGGCCTTGTCAAGATGACGATTCAGACCACGAAGGTATCTGCCGAAGTCGACACTCTTGCCTCTACCACGTTTCGTGCCCTTCTTCTTTTTCTTCACATTTGCCTCCTACGAAAACGCACGTTACGATGACTGACCGATCCGAAACTTTTTCTTCTTCCTCTTCTTCTTTTTTACGACCTCCTCCTCGTCCACATCACGATTCTTTGTGGGGACGTATTCATTGTTGAATGCCGACACGATGTTCTCATAGGCTTCTGCGGCAGATCTGCCCATGTCAATGATCCGAAGCGGCCGACCGTCTGGTGTTTGAAATCGACCTTCTAACCGATGCCCGGCCGAGACGTGATCATCACCCAGAATCTGCAGGACGCGACGCTTGCCGTCGTATCCATAGTACGCCCAGACATCGACAATGCCCTCAATCAGTTCACGCATTCGCTTGTGCATCGTTGGCATAACTCGGTCGTACGTCTTGCCGTCTCGTGTTTCGATCTCCTGCTCCTGGGCATGTGAAATGAACACGACACCCTTGCCCAAGTTGAGAAGTCCGCGGATCTCTCGTTCAAATTCCTTGCGATGCTCACGCCATCCCTTACCCCAGTCCTCGGCGGCAAGATCAGGAATGGCAAGTTTCTCGCAGGTGTAATCCTCAGCCATACCGTACAGTGGATCGCAAATGTCAAGAACAACAGTATCGTATTGCTTGTCCTTCTTTAACTTGCGAACCATCTTACGAAACTTTCTCCAGCTGTCGATCTTGGCCGGATACAAGCTCAGTGCTTTGCCACCGGGTTCAGTTAACGCATGCAAGACTTCGCCCATCTGGGCAGTGAGCGTAGTCTTGCCGATCTTTTTCTCACCGAAGATGAGCCACGTGTAATCACCGAGTGATTCACTTGGTTTGGATCGTTCCGTTGGCAATTCGAAATCCTAGTCGTCAGATGATGATTTGGTTGCCTTGCTTTTCTTCACTTTGTCGTCAGGCCTTTTCTTCTTCACTACTGCCACGTGTACCTCCTTCGACGTCCAACAATTTCTCTCCCTTGGCGTCCGGCACCTTGCATTTGTCCGGATTTTCTTCGCGCCACTTCATCACTCGTCGAATCATACGATCCACTGCGGCCATCTGTTGGGAGTCTGCTCCCAGAATACCGCAGTTGAGACGATACGTCGGCAAGGTCTTCCAGAAGGCGTCGTCCTTCACGTCGAACACGATCCATTGGGTGTCGGGTAAGATACTCCCGTCCTTGACTTTGCGAATGACTCCTTCGTACTTTGCATCCATCTTCTCCATCAGCGACCTCCGTCGTGAAATGCTCTTATCAGAACTGTCAGGATGAACATCATGTGTGCCACGTCATTCGATGTGGCCTCCTTTTCCATCTCCTCTTCTGGCCACGACATGGTGACCTGTTGGATGAAGTAATTTAGTAATTCGTTCTTAGTCAATCTTTGGGAACCCGCACCGTCCCGGTCTTCGTGAAGAACCATAACGGAATCGGTTGATCTTGGATAATGCGACCGGTGATGGGGTGGAATTTCAAGTCCTTGTTCATTGACATCCTCGTGTATGGTAATAGAGAAACTCAACGATCAACAAAACGGTAATGACGAATCGCCAAAAGTAAAATCGTTCGTTGGCTTCGTCTGCTTCCCATCCATAGTACTCCCACCACCACTTCATTTTTGCCTCGCCTTCTCCAGGATCTTCTGCCAAGGAAACGAAATCGTGATCTTCTCCATGTATTCAGGATAGTCCTGCGCCAATCGCACTACGCTCTGTCCCATCATCTTGGTACGATGAGCGGCGCTGTATCCGCCCCGTTGGCCGGTGGGTTTGGTGAATGGAGCTTCTATGCACACTACCCAATGAGTGCATCCCATTCGGAGTCCTGCCAGAGAAACGAATCGATCGTCCATCCGTCCGCCATCAGGAGGATACGACATCTGGGAGTAGATCTCGTGGGGGATACACCAGAAGATCGCACCCCACTTTTCGTAGAAGTGTAGACCACCATATGCTTTCGCCTTTCGAATCTTCGCCGAATCAAAGTGCGGTGCGGTGCCATGGAAGCCGGAGACGATGCATGGTTGGTGAGGATATATAAAGGAAGCCCGGACGAGAGTCTCCAGACTCTCTTCTGAGTACCGAGCGTTGTCGTCTGTAGGAACGTACCGTTTGACTCCCCAGTCAGTTGCAAATTTCCGCAACTCCTCTCGAGCGATACATCCGTTGTCCGATGAGTTCGTTGAAGTGAACCAGGTGATACCTCGAAACCGATCGCGGACTCGCGCATACATCTTGCGTTCGTGTTCGTGTACACGAATGAAGGTGCTCATGCGATTCAAAAATGATTGTCTCTCCAGTGTCTTCATCAAGATGTCCGGTCGCCCCTTGCTGGGGATGAGTACCGCATATCGAGGTTTCAGACTAATCTTCATCGTTTCATCTCACGAATCATCTTGATCGTTTTCACAAGACCTTTGTCGTCTTGATGGACATTGCGTCGATCAGTGTGATCGATCAGTTCAACTCGATGGCCGAGAAGAATGAAATTCCATGGTCGTACATCTCCATGTCGTCCTTGATCACGGTTGAAATAGTTGACACATTTTCGAATCATGGGAATGAGTCTTTCCTTCGACGGATAGCCACCGCCGAGGACACGGAAGTTCTGAAGATTCATTCCGTGAATCCAATCATGAGTATCTTTCTTGATCGGGATGGAAATGTATTTCCGTTTGAAATCGGAATGGATGTGATGTTTATTCGGTTTGGCTTCGTGCTTGCGGGACGGTTTATGATAGCTGATAGTCAGACGAGTCTTGGGTCGATGAAAGTAATAGATAGGTCGAATGATCTCTTTGGATGCGAAGCTCGGTGCCGTACCAAGTTTCGTTCGCTTCATCGTCTTGAAGTAACGAAGGAGATCGTGTGCTCCGTCGGCGTTATAGACATTAGTCTCGTTGAGTGCTGGGGTCTCGATGATAACATGCTCTCCGAAATTCAATACGGCATCAGCGGCTCGTCGATGATCGTATTTGAAGTGATGCAACATGTTGAGGCATAGCACCAAATCAAAATGTTCACTGCCGGACCAGGTTTCCAGTTCTTCAATCGTGAGACGTTTCTTGATGCCGATTACCCGCGGCATATCGTTGGCGATGCAATTCTGAATCAGATCCTCTTGGCCGTCGACCATGACTACTGTAGCTTTGAAATCTGATGCCAATCGGAATCCGAAGTAGCCTTGGTTCGCACCAAGATCAAGCACGGAGAACGGCCGCTGGAATTTCTCAGCTACCGTTTTAATGATTCTGTACCGTGCCTTGCACCCACGTGAGCCGCGCGCTTGTATCTGCCCACGCACCCATACGTCCTGATACGGCATTTCATCTCTCCTGTCAGACGGTCGGGGGCCGCGTGGTGGCGCCCCCTCCCGACCGCGACAGACGTTACTCGTCGTCCTTCAGTTTGTCGATCTTCGCTTGGAGGATGTCACGCTTCTTCTCCAGCTTCGCGATCTTCTTCTCTCGCTTCGCGGTACGTCGTTGCTCCTTCTTCAGTCGACGTTTGTCTGCACCAGTCATCTTCTTCATCTTGGCACCCTTGCCGTTACCGTTCTTCTTCGTCTTCTTTGCCATGATACTCACTCTCGATCTCCGGATGTTAGGTCGGTCGCATCTGAACAGTCCGGTTCCATTCAGTGGATCATTCTTCTCGAACAGAATTGGGTTGTCTACTAAAGCTCGTCCAAATTCACCTCCAAAGAATTCGCCATCTCGTCGACCGAGATAGTCGATATAATTTCGTTCATGCTCATCCCAGCTCATTTTGCTTTTTCCTTCGCGGCAAGTCTTTGTTCGATATAGTCGACGATGTCCCCGAAGGTTTTGAATTTTTCGAGATCGTCATCGGGAATCGTAATTCCGAATGCTTCTTCGAATGTCATACCGACTTCAAGGAAGTCAAGTTCATCGAAGCCCAAATCATTGACCAGATCAGCCTCTCGAGAAACATTGTTCTCGTGACACCCTACCTGATCGCAAACGAGTCTTCGAAGAAGAGTTTCGTTCTGAATGCTACTTTTGAATTTGGCCATGATCACATCCCAGGGATATTGACCGTTGGTCGGAATCCATACGATCGGTCCGCCGGCCATGCTGTCCGGATGTAGTACGAAAAACGGCATCTGCTCCGGCCGGTGTTGCCGTGTGAGACGGTCCTTGGGAGCGTATCGATGCATCGGTGCGACCTTGGCCATGTTGTTTTCACGTTCGCATTCGGTGCATATCCAGTCTCCGAGCACCATCACCTTTTCTTTTCGAATGTGCATGGCTCCGGCATGACCGCATACCTCGCAGTCATCATATGGCGACGGATACTTGCGATCCGGTGGCCAGGATTCGAGACCAGCGAACTTCGCCGCCTTGGCTTTGTCGGAATGGGACCCGAGATACTTCGAGATAAGCGGCGGACACTTCATCTTCACCTCACGCAACATCAGCTGCGCGACGCAATTGAATTCCCAGTCCATGATGTGTTCGAGACGATTGGCCAGCACACCCTGAAGTGCAAGATAATTGTATTGATCGTGGATGTATGTCTGCATCCCCATGAACAATACTCGTCGCGCGTCTTGCCACGGAATGCCGGCATCGACGAGTGCGGCATAGAGTCGCCGACCGTTCATGATGTGTTCTTCAATCGTTTCACGAATGGTATGCTTACTACGAACAACCGCATCGATCGGTTTCCAATCTGTGATGCAGTGCTTCAGACTCATCGCATCCAACAATTCAGATCCAGTCGGATTTGGGTCACCCGGACGGTCGCCGTCCCGTACCTCACACATCCGACGCATCGTCTCCGGCATTGTCCATGCGCGATGACGCCAGTCGTTGTCCCGTCCGCCGTGCTGCATGAACCCGGCCCCAAGACGCGTCCGGACATTCTGGTGAGTGAACGCACGCGAGACTCCATCAATGCAAAAGTCGAATGTGACACCTTCCAAAACTTGCTGGAGTGTCTTGCCGGCGAAGCAGGATTCAACGTAGTCACGTTCGTGTTCGTAGAGACGTGACCAACCGGTCGTATGAAAAAAATCCAAGTCGCAACAGTTGATACTTGGAACACGACTGTCGCTCGCACCGACGTCTTCGACACGATCGATAGTTCGTGATGGATGTTCACCCCAGTTTGCTTGTAAGGCGTCGTACATTGAGGTGAACAAATTCTCGACCGGCCCCCATCGATCAAGTGTTACCGACAGACTCTCAGGTCCATAAGTAATCTCATTTCGTGGTTCCTCGCCGGTGTGGATTGCATGGTCTCGATGTTTCGCGTCTGCATAGTCTGCCATCTTCGTCTCCTTATTAAACGTCTTCGGTTGGTGGAATCATGTAGTGCTGCCCTGCCGTATTTCGATCGTTTCGGTCAATGACTTGCTTAGGTGTATTGAACCGTAGTTTCTGACCTTCAAAGGCCATGAGTGCAGCGAGTGAATCGACTTGAAGAGTCCGTCTATCATTGACTTTCGCGAATCGATCTAGATGATACGTCTTGATCGACCGACTACGAAACTGTTCTACGAAATCTAGAATGTCGTCAACTGCGAAGACGATCTGCGAGATCATCGCGACGTGCGCCTCTTCCAATCGACGTGCCTTGTTGCTCGCCCACCACAAGTAATCGAACGGTAGATGATTGGACTCCAACCATGTGATGGTGTCGGCGAATAGATTCGGGTATTGATCAAATGGTCGCGACGTAACTAAAATGATCAACCACCCATTCGCCCGGCACCATTCTAGAAACGGCTTTGCGTCCAGAAATACCGGCAGCGTCAGCTTGCCGCCGTTCACTCTAAAGTAATGTTTGATCAGTCGCCATTGTTCGATGGAGATATTCAATGACTTGTGGTCAACAAACTGCCCTTTCGACATCAAATCCAATACCGTGGCGTTAAATCGTATTGACTCCGATGGCGAGAGTTTCAATATGGAAGTACCCCATTCGCGTGTCCAACGGCAAATACCGGTGACATAATCTGCGAGGACCTGATCGATATCGACGACCACGGAAGGTCGGTCAATCTGGTTGAGGAATTCTTCTTGGTATCGATACTGGACGACACGACTTTTGGCGTGGTAGAATTCTTCGATTTTGTCAATCGGGAAATCGGCGAGATCAGCCATCGACAACCAATACTTGAGCATGTCGATGAGTTCAGAATGTGAGTGAGCAACATTCGGTAAGTGACCGCTCGATCGCCGATGAGTTTTGTACTCGTACGTCCGAATAAACTCAACACTCTCTTCTACCATTCCAGTGAACAGCACCCGTAGACGTTCCGCTCGGTCGGTGTCGGATTTGCCTTCTGGCGACCAAATCAGTTTATTGAATGCTCGTTGATCGTCTAGTAAATCTTTGAGACTCACAAGCCCATCGCCTCCTTCCAACTGACGATATGCCGCCACGTCTCGTGCGCCAATTCATCCGGTGACCATGTCGCAAATCGACCGAAGCAGTACACATGACATGACGCGAGTTCGCGTACGATATATTCGGCATGGGGATTTGGATGGATCTTGCCGGGTATCAACCGACGAACCGTCGACATGTCCGCTCCAACAAATTCAGTGAGCGACTCACGGTACTCACGATCTTTAAATACCGTGACACGATACTCTGGTGTTGAAGGATCTGAAATGTAATTCAGTACCATCTCGTTGCGCGCTCGATCCGGTGTCTGGATGCGCATGAAGATCGGATTGTTCTTGAATTGCATTTTTGCCATGGACGGGACACCAAACGGTCCGACCGACATCATCTTGAGCAACGCATCCAACGGAATCGTGCTGACAATCATGTCATAGTTAATTCGTTCGCCGTGGCCGGGTGAGTCCTCTGCGTCAATGGTTTTCGCCATGATATCGATACCAACAACTCGTCGGTTGTATTCAATGAACGGTACTGGTAATCGAGAAAACCAACCGACGGTCTTGTGCTGGAACTGAAGACCCCAGTTACCACCGTCGTGTTCTTTTCCGATCTTCTGCTTGTACGCCAGAATTGATTTCTCGGTGGGCTCCTTTCCGTCCACCAATGTAATAACCTCAAATGAAGTTGATTTGATCCCCGGGATTGGTTCCCATAGGTACTGCGGTCCAATTCGAGATTCGAGATAATCCGCTGGTGGGGTCTTACGCCAGTCCAGTATGCGAACCGACGGAACTGCCAGTTGTACCAACTGTCCAATGTATCCACCTCCGATTACTATTATCTTCATCTTCGTTTCTCCTTGTAAAGAGACGCGATCAGCATCCCCTTGGTGGTCAGTACAAAGTAGCCTCGTTTGTTCAATTCTAAGTAGCCTCGTCGAGTCAACTGAGCGATCGTTTTTGCACGAATCGTTCGAATAGGAAATGCATTGATCGAGAATCGCAACTTTGTCGTCTGCTGATTATATCGTTGGACGAGGATCACCCGTTTGGTGTCCGCCATCTCCATCAACAGCCGCTGTTGCGATCGTGTCAACCGTTTCATTTCGCGTCAGGAAATTATAATCGGCGGTAACACGATTACTCGTGCGAGTCCGATACGAAGATGTCCTCGCTCAATCGTACCGGTATTATCCCAACGGACGGCATAGAGATAATAAAAGTCACCTGTGCCCGTCCGTCGCGATTCGTAACGTTCGGTAACAGTTCCAAGACGAGTTGGTTCGCCTGGCCATGGCGGCGCCTGAACTCGATCTCCGACATCAAGTTCGTTTGTGTGAGTTTTGTGATCTCGTCGATCAATGACTTCGTTGGATGGGTATGTCGATCGGATATCTCCACGAATCGTCGTCCGATGTTGCCGATCAGTAGCCATATCAGTTGCACGCGACACCACCGTCACTTCAACGGAACACCCACAGTCCATACATGCGAACATGCGAAGGCCATTCGGTGCCATTTCCATCGGAGATTTGCACGTGAGACAGGTTACCGTAACATCAACCGTATTGCTCATAGTTCATCCACGACCGAGTAGTCGTTTCAGGATTCGTGCACCACGCGACGGTCTCGGTCTAACATCATTTCGTTTATGCGACTCGGAAATCTTCCTCCTGGTTTCTGTGGAGTGGACTTTGCCAGTCATGCCTCGTCGTTTGGACATCTTGCGACGATACGCAGGATCTTGCCAACGCTTCAATGCACCGACAGACCACGGATTATAGTTCATCGGTCAACTCACGAAAGACTTTCTCACGACGATAGAAGCCAGTGTAATCACCGCGGGCGCAAATGGGAAGGAATCCGCAGACACCGAACTTGTTTTCACACTGATCTGAATTCTTGTAGTGACCCGCGTGTCCATTCCACCACAAGATAAAGTCAGAGATCAGATCTTGAATCTCTCCTTCCTGCTTGTCCAAGTCTTTCTTCGACACGATCATCTGCATCCGAATGAAATAATACTCTGGACGTTTCTCGATATCCGCTGCCACTCGCTGGGCATACGAAAACACAGACTCCTTTTTCTTTTGCCTCAGTCCCGGTCGTCGAACAATGTTGTAGAGCACACCAGCCGGAACTTTTCTCGTCAACCACATCAGATACAGTAAGTAGATGTTGACCTGCAACTCATGCGGCAGAATATCGGCCAGGTTGCTCTCACCATGCTCGCCTAGTCGGGACTTCGTTTTCGTTTCAAACAGTGTCGCCCGTCGTTTCTTCTGACCAAACGACCCATCAATCTTACCACGGAGAAAGGTTTTCTTTATTCGACCGTCGGGCATACGAACGGTGTAGGGCCATTTGAATTCTGTTTCGACCTGTTTCCATACTAAATCAAAATCCCGTTTCCAGTATCTGAAGTAGACTGGCATGATCGCTTCGAGCAGGATCATGGAGAACTCGAGATACTGAAGTGAATCCGCATCGGCTTTTGGGTTTTCTTTCTTCCATTGAGTCTCGATGACACGACAGGCTTTGTGGATGTACTCCTTACTCGGAAGCGATCGAATCCGCCGACGACGTACGTCATCGTAAATGTATTGGTTCACTCCATGGACCAAGGTTCCAAATACAGTGCCCAAACTACTCTGCGACGACGTCCATCCATTCAACACCAGTCGAGCCTTCTCCCGACATTGACGAAATGTGTTGAGGATGCTAAAGGTCACCCCATCCCGTTCTGGTGAGTAGAACTGAGATGAGACTTCCGTCATTGGAATGATCCGCGCGACTTTGATCCTCATTGTCGCAGTACCTCGTCACATCGATTGCATCGTTTCTCCCATCGTCCGTTGTCCTTCCGTCTCCACTGTGTGTCGTGGCCGAAGAACCAACACACGACGATGTCGATGACCCACATCATTTATCCTTCTTTTTCTTCTTGTCGGCGTAACGATAGACGTTCAGACCAATGAACACATCGCCGATGTTTTTGTTGCCACCGGTGCTGGCAAGAATAAATGTTTTGCCGGAGTTCGATGGTGACCCCTTTTCGGATAGATCGACTTTGATGGTGAGAATATCTCCTTCGATTACGTACTCCACGTTCGTCCCAACGGTCTTTGTTGCAGCGGACTTGGCCATGGTGGTGGCTCCTTTTTATTTTTTCGGTAAGCCTTCACTGACAAACTTAAATTTCTTCTCGAATAGGGGCCGCTCGAGATGGCAGAATCGAACTCCATCCCATGACGGATCGATACGCAACGGAATGTAGACAACACATTCCTCGCTGGTGGTGTGGTGGCGTGACACACCGACAAACTGATAGAGCATCCCGACACCGGTCTTGCCTTCGATCTTTTCGTAGAGACCCCATTCCATGATGTCCCTCCTAGTTCCGCATCCAATACGGTGTGTCCGACTTTTCAACTTTGTGCAATTCGCCGGTAGACGATCGATGATACGGTACCGCGTTATGAAACTCGATGACGGTATCAACGTGATACATCCGGCACAGAGGGCACCAATAGATAACGTATCCGAACACTTGCATGGTCAGCTCCGATCTAATCTAAAACTGTCCGAGACGCCACAAACCGATGCCAACCGCGTCCCAGACATCCTTCTCCCACTCCTGGGTGGCCCCCGGCCCGAACTTTTTCTGCAAGCGACGAATGACGACATCCTTTGGCAATTGACCTTTCCATGTATTGGGCGTCACCGGTTCAAACTCTGACGATTCGAAGTATCCTGCGAGGACGCCTACCAGAAAAGTCAATTTCTGAAGATCGCCTGTCACCCACCCACGCATGGCAGTCGGTCCATGATATGCAGGATACTCGCATACGACGTGTATACCTGCACCACGACAAAGATCCAAATATTCATCGAGCCGCCACGCCAACCATAGAGCACGTTCAGTCAATGACATTTTTCTGGGTGCGTGCAGTAACCCAACTTCAGTTGGAAGGACGTTTGGGAGTCGATTCCAATACGCCCATCCCATACTATTGAGACCCGGGTCGATTGCCAGCAGTCGATTCTTCTCGAGTTTGCCAACCATATTGGTGGTCATTGTCGGTCGCGACGAAGTGTTTCTCGAACTCCGCCACCATGCGGTTGGCCAGTAGCGATATGTTGCTCAGGTCCTCCGTGTTGCTGAATGCGGATGGACCCTTGAGTGTGAGGCCCACTGTTGCGAATCGCACCCAGATTTCTGCGCGAGAGATTGCCATTGGGATCTCCTTGATCTTGAAGAACAATATCGTAACGTGGATATGGGAATGGAGTCGTGACGCTCCATGGCGGGTCGTAGTACGACGGTGGCTTGGGCGGTGGGCCATCGAATGGCCACCAACGATCATGTGCGATAACCTCTGTCGATGATTCAGTTTTATCGAATCCTTTTGCACCGGTTCGGTCTACGATTGAATGAGACGATCGCAACACCCGGACAGCCTCTTCCGGCGAGAGTGATGGTGCAGACGATGAGACGATCATCTGGGCAACGAGCAAAATGACCATGAGATTAGCTCCTTGGGGCGCGCTCAGCGAACCCGTATTCAATTGATTTCTGATCGAAGACGTCGGCGATCACTTGTACCGCATCCATGTCTAATGCAGCCAGAAGCAAAAGACCGTAGATGATTGCATCTGCTACTTCTTTTGCGCACCCGACATGCAATCGTGCATGGTCTGTGATGTCGAGACCGGCTTCTTTATTTGGCAGTCGTTGTTGCAGTCGACGAATCTTTTTCGCATAGTTCGCAGCCTCCCCGGCTTCACCGCACATAGCTCCAGCCCATTCAAGCAGAGTCCATTGATGGAGACTACCTCCATGCCATGCTCGACCGCGACGAACATTGATCTCTTGAAACTTTTGTAGATCCATTTTCTCCTCCTATGAATGACACTCCCCTACACATCCGATGTGACGACACTTCGAGCATGTTGGACGGTCTTCGATATGCATCATATCGTCGAGCAAAAGTATTCGGTCGTGACGATCGGCTGCTCGTTCCTCCAATAGTCTGATCGCACGACGTAGATGGTAAATTACTATTGGGTTTCTCTCATCAGGAATTTGACTATTGAGATACTTCATTCGGTCGATACACGCACGCAAGACCTCTTGGAGATTTGTTCCGGGATGATGTCCTTTGTTTTTCGGATATCCCGGCCCCTCTCGTTTGACGAATATCAGTTCTTGATGAAGGTCTGGATCTCTACTATCAAGTAAGTCCAAAGCGTATCGATGACCCGGGTCCATAACTATCATCTCCGTCTCCTTCTGATTCGTATCTTGATCGAATGACTTGCGGCCCAGAGATTCACATCCGGATCGCAATATAAAAAACAGTCGAAGCAAGTGAATCGAGGTATGGCGTTCGTGTTGCGACACCCCGGACACAAACATCGATAGAGTTTGATTCTTCGTTTGATTTTCACTTCACTCGTCGAATCTTCGTTCGATTTTCCGCGGCCACCGGTGTGTCGTCTTTGAGTCCGAAGTAGAATCGAAACACCTCGGAAACCACCCACGATAGTGTACGACCTTCGTATGCGGCAATTTCAGCCAGTCCTTGTTTCACTGCTGGACTAACTTGAATACCTGCCTTAGCTGTGTAATACGAATATCGATGTTTCGGTCGTTGCCGGACGCCAGCTTTTTGCACTTTCGGATTTCTCCTCATCTTCATCTCCTGATTAAATAACCGGCATCATTGATCGCTGTCCAGACTTTGTCCGAGATATCGCGTGCCATCTTTTTCATCGCGGAATCGCCGTTGTACATCAGTGCATGCTGCTCGTGGTGCTCCATCATTTCTTGAAATCGACGCGCTTCCTCTACAGAGAAGGTAAATCGCATTTCAATCGTTGGCGGTGGTGGTGGAGGCGGCGGATCTGATCTATGAATCTCGTGTTCAATTTTCATCTTCATCTCCTTGCCCAAAGTTTGATCTGTACTACCATATCGAACGGACCATCCAGTGAACTCGAATCTTCGGCACCTACCACGATCTTCTTGCCATTCAACTCAGCAACGTGGACATGCATGTTCGCGCCACGGATGGTGTTGCCGTATCGTGAGATCGCACAAGCGACCTCTAGCATGATCTCACGCATCAACTGATCTTTGCTCATCTTCATCTCCTTCTTCATTTATCCTGGAGTGATCGTCGCTATAACGTTTGCAAGTTCTTGTTCCCATTCTCGGATATTGTGATATGGGTCTTTATTAACAATTACTTGAATCAAACCACTCAGTGCTCTGGCTAATCGCAACGCATCATCGACTCTCATCCTCGTCTCCCTTATTTGTGCCATTCGGCCATGACATGCGGACCGTCGTGACCAGCCAATCGTTTACACCGTCGATACTCTACATCCCATTCCGACCCACGTCGTTCTCGATAGTTACATCTATGCGACTTTATCGGTTGGGAAGATTCGTCGCCATCGGTCAATGAGTCCTTTCTGGATTCTGAGATTGAATGCTCGGGCGTGAATCTTTTTCTCTTTAAGTCGTGGGACCACCTCTTCATCAGTACTGCCTCGTGTCATTAAATCGATATGTAACAGCGGCCGCTTCTTTGTCAGATGTTCGATGCGTTTCTCGCACTGCGATCGCACTTCGTTGTCCCACATGTTGCTATAATAGACGTCCACATCTGCAGACGAGAGATTCAATCCAAACATGCCGAGCCTGGCTTGAATCACAATAACACGATATCGTCCATCTCGAAATCGTTTGATTCGCAATCGTCTGGTGTGTCGTGGTGTGACTCCGGTCATCGACACGGTTCGAATCTTACGATGGTTTAGAAACTCTTTGATGGCGCGGATCTCGGCTCTGAACCGCGCCCATACGACCAGCTGCGCTCGCTTCGGAAGGTCCTCCTTCAAGATCCCGAGCAATGATTTTAGTTTGGCGTCCGAGATGAGTTCCGCATCTGGATCGAATCCACCGGCCAGTCGCGCCAGCCATGTCTGTTGAACCGGCGACCATTTCGTTTCGACGTCTCCATAGGCGAAGTCTTTGATAATCGATTTTGTCATCTGGTGTTGAATTCGATTCATCTCGACGTACCGTTTCTCGTACACGTGTTTCGATCCCATGCCGGCTTGCTTGGCCGTCAACACAAACACATGACGATGCACCTCCTGTTTGATTTTCTCCATGGCGCCGCGTTTCGGTACCCACTCCCAACTGCCCGGCCATCGTTGACGAAACATGGTTTGTCTGAATGCCCAGTAGTTCGTATAGCCGAGCAAGTCTCCGTTCATAAACCGCATCTGCTCGAACCAATTCATCACGGACTCTGGGTTGGGTAATCCACTCAGCAAGGCCCGATGCTCGGCCCGAGTGTGTCGCATCATGGTCTTCGTGATCTGGGCCTTGGGCGATCGAATGCGGGTGCTCTCGTCGCACACCACACCATCCGTGTCCAAGACCAGTACATCCAAGAGTTCTGGATGCGCACGAACGTATTCATAGTTAATGAGATGCCATCCGCGCTTTCGAACGATACGTAACCGACGGTGTTTCTTCACCTCCGATAATAAATGAATGCGATGGTCCGGTACATTCTCGGCTTGAAGTTCTTCGACCCACCCACCGAGTGTGTCCAGTGGCGCGACCACCAACACCCGCCGCAGACCTCGTGCCTTGGCCCACCGGATTGTGACCGGTGTCTTGCCTGTACGCATTTCCATCGCCAGGAAGATACGCGATCGTGGAATCGCGTAGGCCAGTGCACGACGCTGGTGCGGATAGAGTTTACGCATGACGTGCTTCGTGCTCCATCACGATGTCGGTGGCAAATGGACCTTTGTCCGTTCCCTGATTCGGAGTGAACTGACATCGTTGTCCAACCCACGTTGATGTAATCGGGACACCATTCTGAATGTTAGACTGGTGACCGAAGTAGTCCTCGCCGTCGTCTCCTGCGAGCCAGAAGAATCCGCGCTTGGGAAACGTGCGCTTGACCGTTCCATGGATTCTCGACGTTGTGTTCACGATCTTATCCTCTGCCGTCTGTAACATGGGACTGCTCCCTGATCCGAAGGGACGGGACGGTTCCGGCCAACCGCCCCTCCGTCGGTTTAATTTCTGCCACGCTTCTTGGTCTTCTTGACCTTCTTGGTCTTGGTCGTCTTCTTTTTCTTGATCACGTTCTTCTTTTTCTTCGGTTCATCTTCCTCGTCATCCTCGTCCTCATCATCCTCGTCGTCGCCGTTGTCCTCGTCCTCGTCTTCCTCATCGTCATCTTTCTTGGACTTCTTTTTCTTCTTCGGTTCGTCGTCGTCCTCCTCCTCGTCATCGTCCTCGTCTTCACGTTCGGCTTCCATCTTCTTCCAGAGTCGCTCCTTGACGATAACACCCGACCGCGACATGTTGCGTAGTGCGGCTCGCATTTGTTTCTTGACCGTTTTCTTGCCGTCGTCCTCGAACGATTCCTCGAGTAGGGAGAGGAGATTGTTCTCGCCGATGATACCGTCATTGACTTTGAAGGCCTCGACCATCGCGGCGACGATCGAATTTTTCTCCAGTGCCAGCTCCGGCGGCATCACCCACTTGCGTCCCGGCTTCATCTTCACCTTCTTTTTCTTCAAATCCTTTTTCTTCACAACCTTGCTCGTTGCTTTCTTCACCATTTCTTCCTCCACACGAAGTAGCATTTTCCGTTTCCGAGTTTCTCTCTTGGCGCGCTTCACTGCTCGTCGTTGGTCTTTCGCATCACGCTCCTTATTATGAAACGTACATAGTCCACAATGGATTCGTAACGGTATCCGTCCCATCCGTTGCTGCGCGGTGATGTGTCCGCATTTCAATCGCAGCACTACCAGATCCGGATCCATCCGTCCATTTCGTCGACCACACCGATGGCCGACGACCAGTCTTAGCACCGGCCCCCCGGTCCCGTTTCCGTCGGGTTTTGGCCCCCGGCCAGGGGGCCGGAATTGGTCCAAGAATCCCCGGCGAACCTCGCACAGGTTTGGCCCCCTGGCCCGCTAGGAGCCCTTCCTTGCTGTTCGGCCCCCCGGCCCGGCCCCCCGGCCCGGTTGCCGTCCCCCGGCCCCAACGGGCTGTGCGCCCCCGGCCACATCCACCAGTCAATACGACAGTCCTTCAACGACAAATGCCGAACGTACTGGTGGTCGGAACAGATCCATCCAACCGATACATCGTTGTCGTATAACACTGCGATCCAATAATGGAGATGATACACAGTTACACGTCCGTGACCTTCTTGTCGTCGCGCTTCCGAATGAATACCGGGAACCGAAATCCCTTCGACGTCTTGCTGTCGTACTCGATCTGGATCACACATGGGTACTTCCACCGCAATGCCTCCTCTCGGTCCTTGTCGCTAAGACCGGTACCGCATTTGCCCATCGACAGCATTGATGATCCACGACGTTCAGCGACCTTGAGTTTACCAACGACTTTGGCATTGCGGCCGCGACCCAGTTCGTATCCAGTCGCGACGACGTCTTCTTCCTTGACGAATTTCACCTTCCAACAGTTGCATCGATCAGGCGATCCGTTCATCCGGACAACCGTGGCCTGATCCCGTCGCCAGACCACCAACCCTTCCCATCCTTGTTGACCGACAACCGTCTTCGCTTCGTCAAACGTCAAGTCCAAGATCGGGATCAACAGTACTTCGTGATCTCTGCCGGGTCGTGACAGAATTCGATTCATAGCACCGCGTCGTATCTGATGATCGAATCGGTATGTTGGGCATCCAGCCTCGAACAGTATATCGAATGCCAACAGCTGAACTCGCTTACCGGCTTTTTGCAAGGCCGCAATCTGTTTATGGGCGCGAGCCGGCAATGATCGTGCTATGCTGGATACGTCCTTGAACGAATCGCTACCGTCGCGATTCAGCACAACGAGCTCCACGTCCAACAACGTCTTCTTCGGCAGGACGAGTCCGGTGACCAAGGGCGCGAGCACGTCAGTCACATCGGCGTTGCTGCTGCTGTAGATTCTGATACGACCTCGACTGTCGGACACAATGCGATGTCGCATGCCGTCGTATTTTCGTTCGATGAACAAGAGACCGGCCGTGTCCCATTTGTGCAGGTCCTTCATCGAGAATTTTTTGATCGGCTTAGCCGGAGCGAAGTGTCGTGGCAGTTGATCGAAGTTCATCTCGTTGTCTTTGAGATGGACCGTGTCCGCGATCTTGGCGTAGTTTGGCACCCAGCCCTTGCGCTGGCGGTGTTCGATCAATCGGTTGAATCGATGTTGCGCCCGCTCGTCGGCGGTTCGCCGATCGTTGCCTTTCACCACATGGGTGGTCGTCTGAATCTTACCGTCCACTTCACCCCACGACTGGGATACATGATTGCCGTTGCGTTGGCACATCCAGATCTTGACTCGTCCGTCCTTGCGTCGGTGGTACAGTGTCGTCTCCATCTTCGTCTCCTTGTTCATCTTAAGTTTCACCGAACTGTCCGTTCCGCGAAGTCATGTTCGTATTTCAAATGTACTTCTACATCGTGGATCCCGTACTCTAGATTCTGGTTGCTCCCGGCTTCATCCACAACCGACTCTTTGAGTTGGGCAATGATGTCATCGTCAGACGGCACATGACCGTTCTGGTCGTCGACAGTGACACGCACAGTGAATACTTTCACTCTCATGGTTGCTCTCCTTAGTCCAACCGGTCATCCCCAGGAATTTGCTTTCGAGACCGACGATCACGCGGTCCCTCATCGGTCGTGCGTTCCTCTTTCTTAGATCGCGACAGTCGTGCGGCCGTGGTCAACTGGCGCCATTGATTCGCAGTCAAGTTCATACACACATTGACATGGTGTGGAACTTTTTTGTCTACTGCCATTTGTAGATTCGGCCACGCGGTCACGACACCGTTCTCGTCCACTGTCAGATGAAGTTTCAGTGCCTCGCTCATCGTCTGACCTCCTGCCATCGCACAGCTCGTCCGCCGGTGAATCGTGCGACCTGATAACTCTCGAATCCGTACTGTTTGACTTGTTCCATGGCCGTCGTCCAAGGGAACATCTGGGTGACATAGTACTGAGCCCAGTCCCATGCCGCTTCTTCCTGCGTGAGTTTAGCTGCCAGATATTCGTATAGTTCACGCGGATGACAACCGGGTTTTGGTTTCGATAATGCACAGTATCCGTTCGGCGCCAGATGGTGACCGAACTCGTGCATCACAATCACATAACCGGTCTCGTCTAAGATCGGTGCCGCATGAACGACTCGACTGGGAATGTCAAGACAACTATCCAGCATTGATAAATGCAATGTGATCGCCGAGGCTTGTTCTGGTCGCAATGCGTTGTCGTATACTACGCCGATACGAAACGCTTCGGACATCTGTCGCACGTGTTCTTTGAAGTTCTCAACTGTGGGTGTTCTCATCTTCATCTCCAGAAAAGTTTCCGAGTGACACGACCAGCCGTTCGACCGACCATACGATTGTAGATACGTTTGTGAACCCGACCCGTCGCCACCGCACGCATGTCTTTGTAAATCCGAATCGCCTTGAACAGTGTTCCGAGAAGTCTCATCTTCGTCATTCTCCGAGGTATCGACGACCGTAGTTGATCACGAGATTGCCAACATTATCACGACGATGGTTGTTCAGATCCTCACGCATGTCCAACTACGCGTCGTCTTCCTCGTCGTCCTCGTCCTCATCATCCTCGTCGTCTTCTTCATCTTCATCATCATCGTCCTCGTCTTCATCGGCCTGTTCGAGCACTTCGCCACCGAGCAACCCAATGACCGCACCGGTGATTTCTTTCACATCGGACAGATCACCTTCGAATCGTTGACCACCAGTGGTCTTAGCAAGTTCGTCAAGAAACTTCGATCCCGGATCACCCGGATCGCCAACGAAGATGACATCGATACGTCCACCGAATCGTCGCGCCGCATCCATTGGACTGGGATATGGATTTGGTTCACCGTCAGAGATGACCACGACACGACCAAATCCATTTTCACCTGCCATGTCAATGGCTTTGGCCAATGGAGTACCGCCGTAGGCATCTGGTACCGTATCCACGAAGTCGACGTCCTTCCCTTCCAGCCACGATGCATCGTGCTCAAGACCGGTGGAATCATACGACGCTCGGTTCGGATTCAAACCGAACGCAATCATCGTGGTCGGTTTCTTTGCTTGAAGACCAGTCACGACTTCACGTAGACCCTGGATGCGCGTCTTACCGTTGCGCATGTGGGCATTCATCGAACTGGACACATCAATCAGCAATACTGAATTCTCGTTCGTCTTCGCACGCACGAGATCCTTCAGTGACTTGATTTCAAGAGACCGTTCCATCCGACGCATCAAGGAATTGTTTGACATTGTTCTCATCTCCATCTGGTGCTAATTATTTAGCACCGAAAACGACTTTGACCAACTCGACCATCGCCAGTTTGTACGCTTGCGTTTCTTCGTTTGCATTCGCCGGACGAAGCACGTGTTGCTTGTATGCTTGATATCGACGATACGATTTGTCGAACTCAGCATACTGCGCTTCGGTGAACGTCTTGGCTGTGACGATCATGGCATTTTCCAATGCCGCGAGTCCGACCAAGCGCGCATCCCCGACCGGCCACCGAGTTGACAAGGCATCGACAACGGCCGTCGGCCCGATCACGGATGCATTCGGTCCTGTCGCAGTAGGCATCTGTCCGGCATTTATCGGTACACATGATGCCGTATGATACGCCCGACGTCGAACCTTCACATACGTGACCTGATCACCGACTTCGTATCGACCACGACACGCGGCGCAACGCCCGCCACGCTTCGCGGTCTTGGCTTTGACCGTGATGGGTGACCGGATCTTCTTCGTTCGTCGCGTAGTTCCAAATCGTCTTCTCATCTTCGTCTCCTTCCCTAATGGGTTCGATTCTTCTTGCCCTTAACTTTGACACGGATGGATTTTTTCTTTTCCTCCGGCGCTGGTGATGGTAGCGGTGGCGGAACAAAAGCAGTCACGTGGGTGCTGCTGATCGGTTGCAACGGCGAAGTCGGATGTTCGTCGTTCGTCGACAAAATCAATTCCGGTTCCTCTTCACGAACCGCTGTGGGCGGTGGCCATACTCCACCATGAGATTCGGTTTCGTATCGAGCCAAGATGCGCGACATCCGTTCGTCCATCCCTGTCCATCGTTTGGCCGTCATACGTTCATTCAACAGGATGGCGGTCATATCGAGCACCGCGTGCGAGTTGCGTGCAGCCTGTCGTTCGATTTCCTCTGCCAGCATCATCTGACATTTGGGACACCGCATCTTCAGATAGTGCGCCATGGCCACTCGAAGTTTCGTACCACACGGACAGACAATTATCATCTTCATATTCATCTCCTATGACTATCGTTAACGTTTCAGTTGCACGCCGTCGATCTCGACCTCGATCTCTTCTTCGTCGTCCCACTCTTCCTCCCAGTCATTGTCTTCTAAATCGTCTCTATCGAAAAGGTCTTCATCCATAGCCATTCGCATTGCTTCCTGTTCGGACGAAGCCAAGAATGTTTTCGTCCATGTCCGACTCTTGGTAACCTTTTCAGTGGCTTCGACTTCATAAATCTGTTTGGTCAAGGCCGGGGCCGGTGGCAATTCTTTCCGACCCACCGTCGCCATCAACCGTTCCCACACCGCAATTTTCGTCTTCATCTTTGCCTCCTTCGTCTATTTATGACCGGTCGTCTGGGGCTGATCCGCTTCTTGGTCCTTGGCATGTTGACTGGTCGGGTTGCTATAAGCCACGATCCCGTCAGCATGCACCATCGAAAAATCATCCTGCGTCTGCTCCACACTGAGTATTGTACCGTCTGGTAGTATCAATGTGAAGTGATCACCCGGTCGAACCACATACGACTCACCGATGTCAATCGTTTCTCATCTTCGTCTCCTTTTATTCGTAGTCCGACAACCGACCCATCGGGTCCTGTTCGTATCGTGACTCTTCGAACGTCCATCGATCTTTCAAGAGTCCGAACATCCACTTCGCCCATCGTGCATCATACGAATGCCGCAGTCGACCGAAGATCCGTACCTCGGCTTCGACACCCCAGCTGGAGAGCAATGTGATGTCCAACTTTTTGAGTACGAAACGCCACCGCACCACGTAGGTGGGATCGACTGGATTGGCCGTCCATGACTTACGTGACCAATATCGGTAGCCCAGTGGAATCCAGAATCTGAGTCGAACCATGAACACCGACCACCACGTGCGCAATGATTGTCGTGTGGTGATTGGATTGTTGTCGCACGGTTGATATTGATCGACCAACAGACTCTGGTGGTGATCTTGAAGGTCTCGAACGTAATCTCTCATCTTCATATTCGTCTCCTTGTTTCCTTTAGAATCCGCAGTTCCTGAAGTTGTGAACCGCGCTTTTCGCACCCCATGCACCACCAAAGTATCCGACACCGTCCCAAATTCTCTGAGCCGTTTTGTTGCCGGTCCTACCGACCATCTTCTTACCAATCCAGTACACTCCCAGAATTATTGAACCGTCGCGTACTGCCTTCACCGTATTGAACTTGCCATTTGATCGACGGTAGATTGAATTCGATTCTGTACATCCACTCCCGTTGGTCGAAAATCGAACCGATGAATAGATATCCAACCCTCGACCACTGACGAACACTACGGTTGGAATATGTAAGTCCGCTGACACCACAGACGCGTATAGCACAAATGAGATCGTCATAACAAATGGCTTCATCTTCATCTCTCCCTTTATTTTCCGTCGTCCACGACCACAAATGGTTTCACTTGACGTTTAAATCGTTTGAGATGCTTGCACCCTTCGCCGGTCTTGTCATATTGCCAGCCTTTGCAAGTGCAGTAGATTCCGTTGTTCGTGCCCATTCGGATTTCGTATCCCGTCCCACCACTGTCTGACTGAGCCGTGGCCAGCACGATATAGTTCCTACCAGCCAGTTGGGCCAGCACGGCTTTGACACGCGATTCCGCTTCCGGTCCACCACGATACTCCGATCGGGCCGCGGCATGGACTTGTTGTTTCCGATGCTTGCCGATCACCGTTCGCCTTTTACGCAACCACATTTTACTTGTCCTCCGCTTGACATTCATGAATCGCAAAGTCCGATTCATCGTATTCCATTTGCTCTTGATCGAACTCTTTGATTTGAGCCGCGATGACTTCCTGCGGAGTGTTCCCTTCAACAATCCACGATGATCCATTCTTGCGAACCGCCTTGCGTCGGTCATGGTCGAGACGGTCACACGATGACGTATGGACTTTGAAGGTTGTGTCGCCCACGCGATTGAATGGATCATACACGATGACAAAGGTTCCATGCGGCATCGGCGCTTTCTTTGGTGGAGGTGGGGACACCGGCGGAATATGTGCCAGTGTCTGTTTTGTGGCGTCGTGCTGCCGCAGAAGAGTCAGTGCACTTTTCATATATCGACGACGACGTCCACGTTCCTGTCGCGCACTGGGTGGGTACATCTGGTGATGCGCTACGTACTGCGCATACCAGACAGCCATCTTGAATTGCACTGGAGATTGAATCGAATCTGGTAGGTTGCTTCCGTTTCGATTGACCTCGAATGTGCGAATGACCGTCGGTATCCATTTCGCTACCGTGGTTACCGCCCATCCTGATTGGTTCGGCATTCGCACGACCAGGACGGAAGTGTGTTTGTCCTTGGTTCTAAACTTCCGCCGCACCGAGGGTCGGAGGTCTTTCGGTACGGCGTTGTGTCGTTGTGGTAGTCTCAACGACTTTGATCCGATTTTCGTTTTCGTCTTCATCTTCGTGATCCCTAGACGACGCGTGGTCCATTGAATGATGAGACCGACGGACGCCCGACGGTGGGCGGCCAGTTGGCGAACTCGACTTCCTCGAGATCATCTTCCGTAATCTTACGGAGCGGCACCCGAGTCAAGAACTCTAGACGGACTGTATCACCGTATGACCGACGAAGGCTCGCACGGAAGGCGAACACTCCGGGCACGTTCGGGTCCGGGCATCCTTCCACCCACAGGACTTCATGCCCAGTGTACTTCGCAATCGCCGCCGCCACCGTTCCATTGAGGTCAAGTCTAAACATAATCGTTGTCTCCATCTTCATCTCAAACTAAATCAGATCGCGACAAGCATTCACTTCCGCGACCACACCCTCTTCGGTTGTCTCCTGCGCATTCAGGAGCAACCAGGCAATGGCTGACTCCACCGCACGAGCGTGACTCGCTGACTTGTGGCCATCCCATCCGAGATTTTCTGCCGACACGAATGCCAATCGTTCGTACAGGATATCCGTTGATGCCAACTGACGAAGCTCACCGAGCGAGGTGATCTTCTTCAGACGGAACGACGTGGTGTACTTTTTGCCGGTGTTGCCGTGGGTCGGTTTCTTTGTCTTCATCTTCATCTCCATCTACTTTTCGAGTTTACGAACCAACTGTTTGCGTAGTCGCGGTGTCATCCGAACGTCCGCATCACGCAGCACATTCTCAATCACATCACGCAGACAATGCTTTGCGACCAGTGCCTGATCATGGGACCCGATTTCAGATTCTTGCCAGAGACTCGGCACCTCGACTCCCAGACAGTCTGGTGCCCGATGCCACGTTGTCTCGAGACGCGTCTTGCGAATGTTCTTCCACGTGATGTCCACATCGTCTCGAAGTGTTCGCCATGATCCAGTTCGTTTTGAATGGGCACGACGCGCATTGGTGAACCGACCACGCAGCACCATCTCGTCGAACTCGCGCGTCGCATCATATCGAAACTGATATCCATCGAACTCTTCCAACATCTCGATGAGTTCGTCCTCCGCGCCCGAGACAACCTCGACCGACAAGATGCCCGGATCCATCGCCTGAGCCATCCCAATCATGAATGGTTGCCATCGCATCTTTTGCGACCAGGACCTGGGCGCTCGAACTTTTCTCGTTTCGATGTCGATCCAGAGGATCTGAGGTTCAGCAACCGGATCCACCATCGGAGATCCGGCCAACGAAAATTCAAGGTCAAACCATGTTCTCATCTTCATCTCCATTTTTCTATCGCATCAAGTCCACGAACAGGTCTCGGGTCGCCACGAACAACGGATGCCACGTCAGATCGCCTGTGTACTTCGCACCGAGATAGTCCATCACGGCATCGCGAACTTGCATCGCGAGCTTCTGGTCGATCTTGCGTTTGCATCGCGCGCAGATCGTGTGTGACACGTTGTGAGTATGTTCGGGATTGGTCCGGTCGAATTCCGGACACCAGGCGCAGATCTTCATCTTCATCTTCATCTCCCTTTGTTACACCACTTCGATTTCGTGACCCATCAACTCCAATGTACGGCCGTCGTCGGTCACACAGATCCAGACGTATTCCAGATCTTCCTTCACCGCACGATCGGGATACGCTGCCATCCCGCCATCAACCGAAATGTCTCCAGGCTGATCGTCTTCGTAGTGATACGATGCCATCGACAATGCGGTGACCACCAGACCTTTGTCTGATGGTTCCGGATGGTGGTCGCGACCATTGTATCCGTCCATGTCCACACGAACAATCTTAAGTTTGAGATTCATTTTCGTCTCCATCTCTTCTACTTTGAACCAAAGTGCTTGACTACGGTAAGTACAAAGCCATGACCAAGCAGTTTGTCAATCTGTTCGGCCGTGGCCAAGTTGAATTGCGAACGTGTCATCGTGATCTTCATCTTCATCTCCGTCTGGTAAAGTTAAATGTGCGGAAGGATCCGTCGATACATCTTGGTACCGGACCAATTGTAAGTTTCCATCCGTCCGGCCCGAACGAACATATCACAGACTGTCTCGATTCGATCGTGAGTTCTCGAATTGGGTCGTGTGAACAGCACCCGAGCCATCGAGAATTTCGAGAACGGTTCGCGACCGGCGAAGTGTCCGCGCTGAGAAGTCTCTCGAAGAATCCGCGCACCGAGTTCGCTGTTACGACGGTTGTACAGTTTGGTGTTTCGTGTCGTCTTCATCTTCATCTCCATCTTAGTGAACCGAATTAACGTTTACAGACCCGCCTGATCGAAATGCTTGCACCGCTTCGCCGCCGACCCGATCTCACCTGTCTTGAATCGGAACGACAAGCATGGACAGACCAGACCAAGCCGCGTCTTCCGAATCTTGTAGACCCGACGCGGATTGCTCTCCGACCGAATCACCGCCACCACAACGTCGCCGACTTGCTTGCTCTGTGTTCTCATCTTCATCTCCATCTCTCCTACTTGGTTTCCGAAACACCGAACGTCCCGTTGCCCGTTGGGCGCCAATCGGGACCGTACATCGCATCCAACAGACGGCCGAGCATCTCGGCTCCGTCCTCCACATCTGCGAACTTCGCGATCTTGCCTGCGCCGGGGATTGTTGTCGAGGTCTCCGTGTTCGTGTTCGTCTTCACCGCCGTCCGCGCTGTTCTCGTCTTCGTCTTCATCTTCGTCTCCCGTCGGGACGGAAGGGAGCACCGCCCGACACAACAATTATCGCGCTTAAGTAATGTCAGCGCAACACGGTGGAATTGCGCCCGAAAATCATCGTTTCTGGACTGATTTCAAGGATTCACTCGAGTTCTTGGTGATTCGTGAAAAACCCCAGCAAACAATGGTGAATTCGTACGTAAATCCAAAATGGACCCACGTTTACGGCGAATTCGAACCGGCCCGTTTCCCAGTTTCGCGGACGATATTTCGTATCCCCTGGCCCTTCAGTGGTTACGGGGGTCGAATTCCCTGTAACCGCGGCAAAATAACCCCATGAATTGCTCAGTAAACGTACAAATCATGGAATTTGTACGAATTTACTGGGGTTTTTCGCACTTTTAAGAATTCAATTTTTGATGCGGTCAGAAAACTACCCCCATTTCGGTCACGTGAAACTCGAGCAAATTCCTCTCAGGAATTCTACGTTTTCCGATAAACGGGCCTGAATAATGGGCTACTTTCCCTGAGCAAAAGTATGATGAATTGCATAAAGCCCTACGTTTTCATCACGCTAATAAACTCACGAATAATTGGGCCTTATTCGATCACCGATTGGCGTGGAGTTCCAATTAATGGGCTATTCCCGCCCGTGACCTCATTATTCCATGAGCCCATTTCTGGGGGTCAGTATCCACCATCGCAGTAGCCCACTACATGCGGAGCGTAGGTCAGAAACTGCATGGTGTACTCTCGCATTTCATTCTCACCGGCGAAGCCATTGTACGCATCCAGAATTCCATATTCAAACTTCACGGTCAGCTGACGGACACCCGCCCATGCCGGTGGAGCACCGAGGTCCACAAGTCCAAGCAGTCGTATGGCCGTGCTTTCGAGTCCCGGTCCTTCAATCGTTGGATCACCGGGAGGAAATCGATTCGACCCTTGTGCTAGTAGTCCAATGGTCCCGATGGATTGACACCATTTCCATCCATCGATTTCATTTGCATATGAAATGCTGCCATGTCCAGGAGTGAAATGTAAATAACAATCCGCGTCCGGTGCCGCCTGTCGAACTTTCTCGATACACGTTTTGAGATTCGCTTCTTCAATATCTTTATTGGTATTTCCCAGTGGACCGTTCATCTCCCACATTGGAAAACACACACTGATGTAGGGTTTATTTTCGGTAAATGACTTCGCGATCTCTCGAGGGTATCGATCGTCCGTTGCACAGACCACCGGTACCAAACCGGAGTTGATCAACTCCACCAGATCGTGCGCAACTCGTTTGGAATCGTCTTGCAACTCTGGGTAGTGATTTGCGTATGGGAGTCCGGCACAATTGTAGACAAAGTGAGTGTAACCACGTGCGCGATATGCTTCTCGAATTCGTTGACGCCAGTCAGCATTGTAACATCCGTATGCCGCGGTCCAGATTCGTTGACCATCACCGTATGGGATGCCGGGTAAGGCATGGGGGATGCACAAGGCCCCTTTCCATTTGCGAGTGTGCACAATGTTGGAGGGATCAGACGGGTCTGGTGGAGCAGGAATGACAGTCCCGTCGTCACTAATGAACTGAAACATCATGCTCGAAATATTTCCAGCGGCGTCCATCCGGCCGTCGTCCAACACACGAAGACAGAATTGAGGTTTCGACGCACACACGATGAATCCACTTTCAAGTGTGAATTCTTCCCACTCACCGATGGCAATTCGATTGGTACTTATTAATCCGCCACCTCCCTCCTCTGCAGTTACGAAGCATCCATTTGACACTTTGATCGCGATTCGATTGTTATAACTTTCAACAATCGTAAACGTTTCCCATTCATGAGCTTCATCACGATTGGCGATCAACGCGGGTTGCTCAGTCAATCGTCCATCGATGCCACCGCCTTGTTCCGCACAGACGAATTTTCCATTCGATGATTTGATACGCATTGATTATAATCTCCTAACTTCGTGATCGCCTTCTACGCACGATTTGATGAACCATGGATTTGCCGCTGACTTTGACAGTGTGGTATCCATTTCCCACTTTACTTTCTGGGATAACTTCCTGACACACTGGACACCACGCTTCGTAGATAGGTTGTTGACGAGTGTGAGTGGTTTGTCGGTAGACGTGACTAGGACTTGGTCGCTTGGTCATCAGATGTACGCTCCTCGATACTGATTGATTTGGGCCAATCGATAACGGTTTCCCCTTGAATCAACCATTTCAATCGATCCAAGAATGAGGGTCGTCGTAACGTTCGTGTGAGTCCAATTATCGAACTTCGTATGTATGACGCCCAGTCTCGCAGGTCGATATGCAACGTCGCCACATCCTGGGCTCGACGATGCGATTCGTCGGATAATAATTTCTTGAGTTGGGCCATCTCGCGGTCCAGTTGATCCATACGTTCGTTGGTTCGTCGTTCTCCTTGTTCGATTATGGTGACTAGGTTTGTACTCAGTCGATCAAGTTTCTGATTGAGAATGGCTCGGACATGACTTTCTTTTTCAGTGTTCATGACGTTTCCTCGTTTCGAGTAAACGACAGAGTCATTGGACCCATTCGCTGTAGTCCTGGGATGCACTGTTCAGATTCGTCATACAATGGTGACGACACATCGAACATATTACGAGTGATCGTTGGTGGTTGAATCTCGATCAGTTCGCCGACCTTCATACCGTCTCGACTCACGGACACACCAACACCTTGTCCTAGGTCAGGATCTGTTGTGGCTGGTGGCTCAGTTTCGATCTCCAATGGACCGGTTGGTTGCAGCGTCAGTTCAATACTTGTAAATCCATCAATCGGATCATGGATTTTTTCAGATAGTACAGCCGCATCAAACGAATAGACCACACCATCTGGGAACTTCACTCGCCATGGTTTCAATGCTTTGATGGCGGGTTGATTCCAGAAGCTCGGAGTCATGTCGGTGAGATCGATGAGGGGCGCCACCGCCGCTGCGGCGACTCCGCCGATCACACGGGTAAGCCATTCGCGTCGTGTCATACTCATGATCGATCTCCTTATTTCAATGGAGTCAATGGCCAGGACAATGTGGTATTCGGGGCGCGAGGTTTTGGTCGTCCACCAATGGCCACGGACCCGCCATCCTCCATGTTCCCGGTCATAATCGAAAGATACGGTTCAACAAAGTGATCTGGAGATTGCTCCGTCCGTTTGGCAAACTCAGTAATTAGGTTCATTCCTTTGAATCCTTCCGTGGCCAGATTATCGATCACGGTACACAACTCAGGGACGAACTCCTGCACACGGACTCGGTGACGTTGCCAGCATGCATCATTCTTCTTGCACCGATTGCAGTAGAGTGTGCTGGTGTCATGGTGTGGTCCCCATGCGGCCAATGCATATCCACTACCGAATCCGTAATATCCAAAGCATCCCAGAACATCTTCCAATCGAGTTTCGTTATTCATGCATTTCACCCAACTTGGTCAAGGCTCGACCAAACTTTATGAGATCGTCATGGGTTAGTGTCTGGACGAAATGCAGACGGATGACCCCATCGACTGGAATCTCCATCAAGATGTCGCCACACTCGGGCGGCAAATTGAATCCTTCATCCTTTAATGCTTTATAGAGACTCGGCGGCAGATGGTGATAGTATGGTGCGGCCATTATGGATGTCCTCCATCAGGTTTGGTCGGGTCTTCTTTATAGACGAGCCATCGGGTATACCCAGCCCGGCCGATGATCTTTTGCTCCTGGGCAATGACTTTGAATCGATGCCCATCACAAATGAACACGTCGGGTGGAATAGCCGTAATGAGGTGACGTCGAATCATCACGATGTCAAACCAGTACAATGGAATGTACACCGCCGGCACCACCCAAGTGCATTTGGGTTTCCGACGGGTGAAATTTAACGTGGGTGGGGGTGGATCGACTAATGGGGTGGTGGTCGAAATGAATTCCAATCGTACGGGGCCGAGTTTCCGCGGTCGACCCCACCGACGTCGCCGATGAATGCCAAGTTTCTTGTGTTTTCCGATATGGGTCTGCAAGATGATTTGATCGGGTGGTTTCGTCCGTGAATGCCGTTCGATAATGTGTTTCATTTTCCTAAGATGAGATCAATGATCATGCCCTTTGGCGATGGCATCATTTGAAAGGCAATGAGTTTAAACGGTTTGGTCGGAAACGTATCGCCTCTGGGAGTAGGTGAAGTTGGCGGACACAGGAGTTTCACGGCCCATTGGCCCTGCACATACAGGGATCGATCGGCTGGCTGTATCCTGGTGATGAGATAGCCGAGTTCGTTTATTGTCGATGCCCAAGATTGTGCGGATTCGGGGATGACGATGGGTTCAGATTTCTTGGACGGGGTAGTGCGTGGCCGTAACTTATGTGATTTCTTCGTTTTGGTGGGTGCATTTATTAAGGTAGTGAGGGCCTCGGGATGAGGATACGGACATTGCTCCGGATGACAATGGAGGCACCAGATACGCAGACAGTCCGGACATATCGTAGGAACGGATCGACAATGGCGACACGGTCGATGGGTGCGATGGGATACTTGCTGCCGAGTGTACCGTTTCAAATGCGCCATCGGCATAGGGCCAACTCATAAAACTCATGAAATGCTGAATTCCACGAAGAACGCCTGGATACCCTCGTTCGACGTGGGTTGGGCTCGGTAGTAATATGCCAAAACCGGGATACCCCTCGCTACAGAAATCTTTGATGGGTGATTTCGATCGGGGGTTATGGGGGTTTTCGATTGACCCGTTCAAGTTCGGCGAGGGTATGCAGGTAAAGTGACTGAATCATGTAGAATCGTGACGTGGACTTAGGAAGGGTGAAAAACGGGGCGGCCGGGTCGATGAGGGGGTGGGTGAAACCGACGAGGGGTGCATAGTAGGGATGTATGCGTGGTGAAGTGATGGAAAATGACGAGGAATGGGAAATGAGGCCACTTTTCACATAATTGGTCGAAAAAACCATTAAACGTGGGGTGAACCCAATTGACCCGGAATTCCGCGGGGGGTGTGGGGGGGGGGCTTAATGTACCTTAATCTTTTGATGATGTAATTTTATTTAAGAGAGAATTAGGAGGAATTAGAAGGAAGAAACACAGGAGCAAGCAAGGGGGCGCGGCCCCCCCCCATATTCCCCCGGCGTGTAGCGGGTCAATTGAAAATGAGGTCGTTTTGGACCATTGTTTAATGGTGAATTTGAGAAACCTAATGGAAAGTGACGCCAAAGCAATGTCGGCCGAGCCCAGGAATGGGTAGTAAGTGTGCGATAATGGGTGGTGGGTGGTGGTGCTTCAAAAAAGACAGCATTTATGACCAAGACGTCCACGAAATATTGCGATGAATTACGACATGCGGAATTCCTGCATGAATCACGCATGCATACACCACCCTGCGTATCTCATCCCAGAACACACGATTAATGGGCTGAATCATGGCCAAACGTAGGTACACGCAGCGACGTAGTGATAGTCGTGGGGAACCCCTGAAAGAACGCATACGTCCTTCGCAGCATGCCAAGCATGTGTGGAAAAAGAGCATCCGGGGTATCTGCAAGGACTTGGTCGGTATCCATAGTACCGAGATCGCCATGCGGTTGCGGGAGGGTGTGACATCGAGAAACTTACGATTGGCACTCAAGTATCTTCAGTTCGTGGGGGCCTATGAATCTGGCAAGCCAGTCGAGACCCATCGTATGGTGGCGTTGAACGACGGACCGACGGGGACCTACGACTTGAGCAAGCTGAGTGCGACGGAGCAGAAGAAATTGTTAGTCATGCTGCGTCGGGCGCGAGACACGACGACGCCATCAGGTGAGGCGGAGTGATCTGGCCATCATGTTTGGCGCGTTGGTGAGTCGATGGTTCATGAGGTGCTGACCTCAAAAGAAATGAATCGATGAAATCATTCAGCACCTAGTCATTTACGGAGGATCCATGAGTCCCTCACCCATATTCGGGGGCATCACCATCCTGGAAAGTCCCTACCTCACACAGGACGGCGATCCCATCATCGTCCGTCGTACCTGGCGTGAACGGCTCAATCCATTCATTCGTCCCTTCCGTCCATTCACCCCTGTTCGTACGATCATTCCCAAAGTACCCTATCGCGGCTACATCCGACTCGATTCGCATACGATCCTCATGCACCCAGATACCTATCGCCATCTCAGAACCCTGTTCCCTGAGGCCACGGTCCATCCCCATCTCCCGGCCATGCACGAATCCCTCCCCATAAGGAGACCCCACTTCATTAATTAATGCCGTAATCTTTCAGGCCCATTTCTTCTGGCCATGCGCATTCGCCTCCAAGTCCCGCATGCATCGGCGCCGACCACCCGATCGATTCGGGTTCGATTGCGCACGCATTCCAACACCGTTCGTCGTCGTGAACAGCGTCATCCTGGTCGATCCATTCGCATTCGTCTCAAGCGCACCCGACGCGCCCAACGCTTTGTCGATGTCCCAGTCGTTGATATTACGCATCCAGATTTTGATCCGTCCCTTCTTTCCCAGGAGGAGCTGGCCACTCTCACCAAGTCCCTTGAATCCCAGATCCACGCCCAAGAGCCGGACACCTGGGTCGAAGACGTCTGCCATGAATTCTTATGGAGCAAGCAACGGGAGATCGCCCGCGCCGTAGTCGACCACCGACGCGTCGCCGTCCACAGTTGTCACGGACCGGGCAAAAGTTTCATCGCCAGTCGCATCGCCGCATGGTGGCTCAGCACTCATAAGGCCGGAGAAGCCTTCGTCATCACCAGCGCCCCCACGGGTCGTCAGGTGCGGGCCATCCTGTGGCGAGAAATTGGTCGCATCCATGCCAAAGCGAATCTCCCCGGACGTACGAATCAAACCGAATGGCATATGACGATGCCCGAGGGGAATGAAGAGATCGTGGCCTTCGGGATGAAACCCGCCGACATGGATCCGACGGCATTCCAGGGAGTGCATGCGCCCTTCATTCTGGTCATCTTTGATGAGGCGTGCGGCATGCCGGATCCCCTGTGGGATGCGGCCGACACGCTCCTCTCCAACGATGACTCGCGCATGTTGGTCATCGGCAACCCGGACGACCCCGAAACGCAGTTCCACGAGGTGTGCAAACCCGGCTCGGGGTGGTACGTGGTCGGTATCAGTGCGTTGGACACCCCGAACTTCACCGGCGAGCATGTGCCACCAGCGGTCGCCCGGCAACTGATCGGGAAGATTTGGGTGGAAGAAAAGAAAAGAAAATGGGGCGAGGACAATCCCATGTACGTGTCGAAAGTACTGGGACAGTTCCCCGTCACCTCGATCGATGGATTGATCCCCATGCGATGGATTCGCCTCGCCCAGGAGCGGGAGATGCGCCCCGGGTTCCCGAATGAACTCGGCGTAGACATTGGTGGAGGTGGTGATCCGAACATCATTGCCCATAGACGCGGTCCCGTAGTTCGCATCATCCGCAAGGACACCGAACCCGATACGATGATCACGACCGGACACATCATACAAGCCCTGCGGCAGACAGAAGCCGACGTGGCGAAGGTCGATGAGATCGGCATTGGACGTGGCGTCGTCAACCGCGGCAAAGAGCAGGGCCATCCATTCGTCGGCATCAATGGGGCCTCGAAACCGACGAAGACCGGCATCGATCCGAAGACGAAGAAACCGATTCAAGAATTTGCGAACTTGCGAGCCGAAGGGTTCTGGCATCTCCGAGAACTCTTCCAGGATGGCCAGATCGACATCGATTCCCAGGACGACGATCTGGCCGCCCAGTTGGCGGCGTTGAAGTACTTTCCCAACAGCAAGGGTCAGACCGTGATCATGTCTAAGAAAGATATGAAGAAGGACAAGACCACGAATGTGAATCACTCAACAGATGAGGCGGATGCCGTGATGCTGGCCTTCATCAATCCACCGGCGGTGAAGAAGTATCACTCGGCGGTGTGGGGCACCCAACGTCGTGCGGCATGATCGCGTTGCTCGGTCGGGATTCGTTGAACGCGCGTCGATGGGCGCTGTGTCATGGACTCATGCCGGGGGAATATGTGTTCTTCAACTACGACAACATTTATCAAATGGAAATCGCAAATTATACGTGCGACGTGGTGCTGGTCACGCCGCAATTTTGGGAGGACGATCGAGCGCAATCGACGTATGATCGCGCCATAGCAAAGAAGCACACACATGAGTGAACAACAACAAATCTTGGGACTGCTCATCATCTTGATCCCGTTGGTTGGGGCGCAGATTGTGAACATCATCATCGCGATCAAGACTGGGAAGAAAACGGATGACAACACCGCATCGTTGATCGGTTTGCTGACGAAAGCGGACGTCATCAAAGAAACTGTGGACGGTCGGTCGTCGCGTCAAGAAGAACGCATTCGATCGTTGGAGGATTTAGTGCGAGCCTACCAAACCTCACAATCGCAGGCACACGAGGTGGCCAAGAGTGCGGTTGAAGCGGCGAAGAGTGTCAATGAAGTGAAGGAAGCGGTGCAGACCGCTGCGGGAGTACTCACCCACGGAGCCGTGCCCGTGGTGTCGGTCGAACGACGGGTTGATCAACGATCGAAAGATGTAAACAAGGACAAGAGCAAGGAGTCTTGACCGTGTGTGCGTCGTTCGATCAAGTCGTACTCGTGGCCATGGCGTGTCTAGTGATCGGGATGGTTGTCGGATGGCTTGTAAGGAGTGTGTGGTAATGACGAGAGTTCATCATGCACAGACACTAGCCGTGACCATGGTCATCATGTCAATGATGACCATGGTGGTCGGACTCAGTTGGATCTATCATGCCGACGCCCGTGAAGACTTACGAGCCGATCAACAATTACTTTTGAATCAATCAGCACTCAACACTCGGGTGGCCGTAACACGACCGCTCATAAGTGAGTGTCGAGAAGTCGTGATCTATATCGAGTGGGGTGCGGGCACAACCGCCGGTGCCGTACAGGTGGAGACAGCACGGACTGACACATACGCTGGTACGTGGGCGTCACTTGCCACACCAGTAGTATGGACCGCAGCGAGTAAAGTCGATGTCGTACAAATCACAGGTCTGCATGGGGCACTTGGGACACGTATTTCAACCACAGTGACGGGAGGGACGGTGAGTACATGGCTTCTATGCAACTAAGAATCGTAAGTCTTCTAATCGGATTCTGCCTCGTCGCCACGCCACTGGCGGCGCAGCACGTGCGCGTGAATGGCCAGACGACATTCGCTGCGCCAGTCGGTGCACCGGCTGGAACCGCTGCCGCGCCAAGTTATGCGTTTGCGAGTGACCCAGATACCGGTGTCTTCAACCCGTTTGCGAATTACCTGGGTATCACTACTGGTGCGGTCCATGTCGCTAACGTCAACAGCGTTGGGTTAGAAGTCGACACTACCAAATCTATCGGGTGGTCAAATGTCGCGGCTGGGAACAGTCCAGTGACGTCGCTATTCAGCGACGCCTCTGACACCCTCGCTTTGCGTCGAGGTACCAACCCTCAAAACTTTCGCGTATATCGCACCTTCACCGATGCCTCAAACGGCGAGTGGCTGCAACTGGAAGGCAACTACGCCGGGGCAGGGTTCGGAATCATCGCCAAAGGAAATGGCACGGGTGCCACTGGCTCGCCATTTTATTTTGGCACGGATACCAATCAAGGACTCTCCATCCGCACGAACAACTCGGAAGCGATTTCGGTTCAAGCGGGAGGGTATCTGACGTGGCGGAGTTTCGTCTTCACGAATCTGGGCACATTCCCCAATGGTTCGATGATGTACTGCAGCGACTGCACGTTCGCCAATCCGTGTGCGTCGGGTGGCACCGGCGCGTGGGCGAAACGGATTAACGGCGCGTGGCGCTGCGACTGAGGAGAACAGTTATGAAGCGGTTTCTATTCGTGCTCGTGCTACTGTGTGTCTTTGACGGCGCGGCGGGTGCGCAGGAAGTGGTCACGCTGACCACTCCTGAAACCAAACCGAACAACCCCACGTATCGCGTCGAGCGGATGACGTTCACCATCGATGATCCGGCGACGGCCGGAGTCGATGAGGGAATCCTCGTCATTCAACTCCTCGGCGCCAACAAAGAAGCACTCGCCTGTACCTACACGAGCACGACGACGCCAACGGCCACGACGTTGATCAACGGGTTGAACAAAGCCAATCTCTCGTCCGCCTACGCGGCCAACGCGACGACCGGGTCGCTCAAGCAGCGGATCTATCACCGACTGGTGGTGATGGGCGAATCAACGACAGTATGCGGTAAGACCTTGACAGGTAGTCTTACCGGTGCCGTGCCGTAATGAAAGGGAACTCAGTGGCGACGATTCCTGATTACAATATGCGCATCGATGTGTACCACCATCTGGTCGATGATCAAGCCGTGTCGTCGAAGATGGACGAAATTATCGAACGGCTGAAGGCCATTCAGGCCCAAGGAGAAGTAATGGCAAACGAACTTCAGACTCTCGAGCAGCAAGTACGTGCCAACGACGATGCGGTGCAATCAGCTACGTTGCTTCTCAACAAACTCCATCAGATGCTCGTCGATGCGCAGAACGACCCGGCACGATTGCAAGCAGTGATCGCTCAGCTCGGTCAGCAGAAGGATGCATTGGCCCAGGCGGTCACGGCGAACACTCCGGCGGAACCGGCCTAGTTGATGGATGGGGTCTAGGTCGATCTAATGGAGTTGGGCCGGTAGCGCTCCTCCGTTACCGGCTCGTATTATGTAGAGGATGGTTGTCATGGCATCGAACGTAGTTAAAATGTCGCGTATCGGTCGGCTCAGACAAGCCGCATCTGACCTAGTCGGTCGAATGCAATTAGCAAACCTGGTGGGAAAGACATTCGGTGGACTACGCGATATCTACAAAGCATTGGGATACGATCGAGAACTTACGATAGAGAAATATCGTGAACGATTCGATCGTGATCCAATTGCTGGAGCCATCGTCTCTCGACTCCCAGAAGCGACATGGCGTGGCGGTGGTGAACTCATCGAGGACGAAGATCCTGATGTGTTGACTCAATTTGAAGAAGAGTTTTTCAACTTGAGTGAGCGGATCAATTTCTGGTCACGATGTTTGCAGGTTGATACGTTGGCCGGTCTGGGAGAATACGCAATCTTACTTATGGGGGCACCCGGAAAGTTCAATTTGCCGTTGACGGATTTCAAATCACCAGACGATTTACTTTATCTGGGACCGTATTCGCAAGACGAGGCTGAGATCATTGACTACGACACGGACAAGCAGAGTCCACGGTTTGGAAAACCGTTGATGTATAAAATTGATCGAAAGACGCCCATCACGAAAAAGTCTGGTGTGCGGTCCGTCGGTCCGACAGGTCAGTTCGAATTGCATTGGAGTCGCGCAATTCATGTGGCCGACGGCTGCCTGAACGACGACGTGTTCGGCGCACCTCGGTTGAAACGACCGTGGAATCGATTGGACGATTTGGACAAAGTCGTCGGTGGTGGGTCGGAGTCATTCTGGCTCCGCGCGCATCAAGGATTTCAATTCGATATCGATAAAGAGATGGAGCTGGATCCAGAAGACGAGAAAGAACTCGAGGATGAGATCACAAAATACATCCACGGAATCGAACGCACGATTAAGACTCGTGGGATGTCCGTGAAGCCGTTGGGTAGCGACGTAGCGAATTATCAGGGACCAGCCGATGTCATTCTAACGTTGATCGCGGGTGGCATCGGGATTCCTAAACGAATCCTGGTTGGGTCGGAGCGTGGTGATCTAGCCAGTACACAGGACCGATCGAATTGGAGTGATCGAGTAAACGATCGTCGTCGTCAATTCGCCGGGCCGTGGGTGGTCCGTCAGTTGGTCGATCGATTGATCAAACATAAGGCACTACCGACACCAGCAACCTACGACATTCGATGGATGGAAATCCGTGATCTCAACGCCATGGAACGATCCATCGTAGCGTCTCGGTGGGCCGGTCTGAACGATCACTTCAAAGACGGTAAGCCAGTTGTAACTCAGAACGAACTTCGTGATCAACTCCTGGGTCTCGTCCCTCGTGATGATCTTGCAACCGACCAACCTCCGTTGCCGACGGATCAACCACCCGAGGATCAACCACCTGAGGATCAACCTCAGGTTCAGAAAAGTATCAAGAAACTCGTCGAAGCCAAACGTCGTCAACCCAAAAAGTAGGATATCATGGCATTGGACAAGATTCGGTCGTTGGCGGAGCAAATCATAAAAGAAATCGACAACACCATAACTCCGTCGACTCCTTCGAAACCGCAGTCCGCACCTATTGCTGATGCAGCGGCACTGGATCGTGCGTTATCAACGGCAGTCGCCGGTGACAGGATCGTGCTATCTTCATCATTGGTATACAATGCTCCGTTGATGATTACGCAATCGTCATTGGCGTTGGTCGGTGAGTCTGATCGATTCGAACGAATGACCTACGACGAGCCTGCACCGAAGTTTCTCGGCGGATTAAAAATAAAAGGGAGCAGTGTCCGTGTGTCTGGACTGCATGTCGAGAAGACAACGGACCTACTTGATGTCGTAATGATTTCTGGGACACATGTTATACTCGATCGGATGCGTGTGCTCGGAAATCAAAGCGAAGGATCGAAGCGCGGCATCGCGGCGAACGGTGGTGATATGACGATTTCTCGATCATACGTTGATCACTGTCGACGACCCGACCAGGATGCACAAGCTGTCTGTGCCTGGGATATGTCAACTCCAGGACTGTTCATCGAGGATTGTTATCTCAGTGGCGGTGCGCAAGCCGTCATGCTGGGTGGCAATGATCCAGTGGACGCTCTGCACTCACCCAGAATGATCCGCGTCAAGAATTGTTATCTGACTAAACGTCATGAATGGTTCACTGACGGTACGCAGATCAAGTGCGCGTTCGAAGCCAAGAACTGCGATGATGTGGAAGTCACTGATACGATCATGGAAGGAGCCGGGATCGATGACGGTCAAGGTTCGTTCGTGGTCGTATTGACACCACGCAATCAATACGGTAAGACTCCATATGTTGCGGTCACGAATGTCAAGTTCGAACGATGTCTTGGTCGATCTGCCGGTGGGTGTGTGACGTTTTTGGGTCGGGACTCGAACTATGAAAGTGGTCCACTCAAAAACGTTTCGTTTGTGAATTGTGCATTTGAAGATATTGATCCAAAAGTTTACAAGGGTCGTGGTCGGTTGTTTCAATTCGAGGACGGTCCGCAGTATGTGACACTTGACAGTATCACAGTTAACGGTCGGAACACCGGGGCCTACGGGTATTTCACAAAGAAAAGTGCATGGCCGTTGAAGTTAGTGATACGAAATATGAAATTACCGGAGGTGTCGACATACAACTGGAAAATTGATGCAGGCGGACAAGGTCTTGCAGAGGTTCGAAGACTGATGCCGGATGCATTGATCGAGGTAACTTCAAACGATCGAGGATCGGTCGGACATCCAAGACTTGTAGTGTGATGGTCGAGCAGATACGATCGTGTCGTAATCCGCACTGTCTCGGGATGGTGAGACCAGGTCTCATTGTTCCGTTGTGCCCAGACGGAGAACCCATCGTGACCCCGCGCGACAACATCTTTCAGCATCTAGTAGTTAGAGGGAGAGAGGGGCATCTAATGGCCGACGCTGAGACCCGCCTGCACTATTTCGATGACGAGACAGCATCCCCATCTGACACGTTGCTGAAGATGATGATTCAGCAGGGCTACGTTCCAGCGACATGTTTGCTCGGTGGCCGCACGGTATGGAGCGAGATAAGTGGCGGTTTCGACCCATGCTCTGGCTGTAATGGCCCGCGTGAAAAGTGTCATGGGGCACCCAAAGAAAGAGGCTCCCTGTGGACGCTGAGACCCGCCTCTTGATCGAGCAGGTGATAGCGAGGCTGGAATGTGACGTACCGCGGTACGCGTGCAAGCAGGTCGCGCACGACGATAACGACTGGCAGGCCGCGATCGGTGCGTTGTTGGGAGCGGCATTCAAATGAAGAAAATCTATCGACATCTCCACATCGCCTCTTCGTTACGGAAACTTGAGACGAAGAAGTTCAATGGAATCGACTATGAAGTCGTTCCGGTTGTGGCGCTCATGGAAGGTGTCATCTGGCCGGTCAATGCCGAACTTCCTGAACTCGTGACTGCAAGTGAGTTAGCCAAGGCTCCCGCTGGGTGGAATGGTCGACCCATCGTAATGAATCATCCCGTCATCGAAGACAATCGCACTAGTGCGAATGATCCGACGACTCTTGAAGAATCGCAGTTTGGTATTATCTTTAACACAGCCATGCAGGACACGAAACTGGGAATGGAAGCATGGCTGGACCCGGACAAAGCCAAACAAGTCGATGAGGCACAAGATACACTTGATCGTATCGCTGCTGGTGATACGGTTGAAGTATCGGTTGGTGTCTGGGTTGTCCTCGAAGAAACGTCCGGGGAATTCAACGGCATTCCGTACTTTGGTGTCTGGCGTGAGATCGTGCCGGATCACCTTGCATTTTTATCGGACGGAGAGATTGGGGCGTGCTCGGTTGAAATGGGTTGTGGGGTGCCGCGTACGGCAGTAGTACATATGCGGACTGCGCGTGGTTTCGTTCCGCTGAATGCGAAGGAGATACGGATGGCAAAAGTTCAAAAGTCCACTCAGTTAATTGCTGCCAAATCCAAGTGGGACGCAGCACACGCGAAGATGATGGCGTCGCTTGGTCAAACTGATCAGGGTCTTCGCACTCGACTCAATTCGGCATTGGAAGAAGCGCTGCCGAACTTTATCGGTGTCGAGATGGTGTACCCAGACGACAAGATGGTTGTGTATGCCACACTCAATGAAACCGATTGGTCATTTGGATTCTGGCGTGCCCCGTATACCACCGATGCGGCTGGCGCAGTCACTGTCGATGTTTCATCCCCAGAGGAGGTGTTGCAGTTCATTACATTTGAGACCGCGGCATCGGCCGCTGCCAAACCGCGTCACTCATGTTCGTGTGGCGCCAACAAGGAGACGGATATGACGGATCCGAAGAACGCGAAAGGCGAAGAAAAAAAGAAGGAACGAGTGAAGTCGATCATCGCCAGCAAGAGGACTTCATTCACCAACGACGACGAAGTGTATCTGTTGTCGTTGTCCGACGCTCGACTCACCGAACTCGAGGACACGGCTACGAAACCGGAAACGAAGGAAGAAACCGAGGAGGAGAAATCGAAGCGCGAAAAGGAATCTCAGCAGAATGCGAATTCTTCAACGACCACGACGCAGCAGACGGCAGCGGCAACCGCCGGGAAGAAGGAAGTCTCGGTCGAGGAATACGTTTCCCAGGCTCCGCCGGCGGTTCGTGAAGCCCTCCAGGAAGGTGTGCGTGCGGCGTCGACTCGTCGTGCAACGTTAATCAAGATCCTGAAGGATTCCGGTCGTTGCGACTTCACCGACAAGGAACTTCAGGCGAAGCCGATCGATGAACTTGATCGTCTCGTGAAGTTGGTCGGTACATCGACTACTGAATCGTCTGAAGTCGATTTCTCCGGTCAACAGCCGCGGTCAGCCGCCGGTGCACGTGATGAGGTGCCACCGCCAATTTCGTTGAAGGAGGTACTCAACAAGAAAGCTTCGTAACGTTCACTCAATCGATAGTTGACTGAGGAGGTTCAGGTATGGCAAAGCGAGTCATCGTGCTGCTGGGTCAGCCGATCTACGACGAAGACAACGCGGCAGCTGAAGCTGTTACTCCGGGACATCTGGTCTCGAGGAACGGCAGCGGTCTGTGGATCAAACATGCCACGGCCGGTGGCAACACTCCTCGTACGTTCGCTCTCGAACGCGATGAGATGGGTAAGGACATCGACACGGCGTACGCCATTGGTGATACGGTGAAAGTCGCTCACTTTCATCCTGGTATGCGAGTGAACGCCATCATCGCCAACGGAGTCAACGCCACGATCAACAGTCTGCTCGAATCCGACGGTGCAGGACGACTGCGTGTACTCACCACCGGAGTTGCGCTCGCCCAGAGTCTCGAGGCACTCAACAACACCAGTGGTGCGGACGCCCGTCTGCGGGTTGAAGTTCTCTGAGAAGGAGGTAGGGCATGAGGATCCGATCTGCAAGTCGCGGGTACATGAAGTCTCCGTCACGATACGGAGCGAGTATGCGTCAAGCCATTGGTGTCGGTGGTGGTCCGGTCACATTCGATACGGGCCGACAGTTCTGGGGAGGCAGCACTGGACGATGGGCGGGCGAACAGTTGATGCGAGCGTTGAAAGCCGCTGGCAATGACTTTCGTCTGCTTGAAAAAGCGTTTTCTCCGTCGGCGCTTCGTACGTTGGACACGTTGTCCAAGGACGAGTGGAAAGCGTTCGACACAGCGATCGTGCAGGAAGCGTCCATTCGTCTGGTCGGAGTCAGTGATCTGATTTCGGCGGGACTCACGATCTCGCTTCCGAATGCCATGGCGAAAACCGTCCTCGAATACGAGAAGATGACCGACATGCAGCCGGCGACGGTTTCCATGGACGGTATGACTCGGGCCGAGAATGATCGCATGGAAGTCTCGCTCTCCGGATTACCCATCCCGATCATTCACAAGGACTGGTTCCTCAGTCTTCGTACCTTGCTCGCGTCGCGAATCAAGGGAGAAGGTCTGGACGTCACGCAGGCGCGAACATCAGGTCGCTTGGTGGCGGAAGAAGTCGAGCGGATGCTGTATCGGGGTGGCAAGACCTTCGGTGGTCTTCCGATCTACGGATACACTACGCATCCAAATCGCAACACGGTCAGCTTCGGCACGAATGGTTCGTGGGCAGCGGCGGCGAAGACCGGTGAGAACATGCTGGCTGATCTATTCAGCATGATCGCATTGGCTGAAGGTGATCGTATGTACGGGCCGTATTGGGTGTACGTGTCTCGCAACATCTCACCGAAGATCGAAGGTGACTTCAAGACGAACTCCGACAAATCCATTCGGCAGCGTCTGATGGAAGTGTCTGGAATCACTGCGGTAAAGGCAGTCGATCAACTCCCGGCCGATACGGTCATTCTCGTTCAAGCGACGTCGGATGTCGTGGTCATGGTCGACGGCGAACCGTTCCAGACCGTACAGTGGGATGTGCAAGGCGGATTCGGAATCAACTTCAAGGCATTTGCGATTCAGATTCCGTTGGTCCGAGCGGATTCACAGGGTCGCAGCGGCGTCGTCCACATGTCGTAATCAAGGAGGAACTGAAATGGCCGAGGAGACTGCAGCCCAGAAGAAAGATCGGGAAGTTCGTGAAAAGGCGGAACGTGATCGTATCGCAGCTGAGCAGGCCGACAAGGACCGGCAGGCAACGGCTGAGGCGGAGAAGAGCAAGACCGCTGGTGCGGCGACTGGTGGTCCTCAGGAGGTCGTGGTGACCGGACGACCAATCGCAGGCACCGGAACCGCAGCGGCGGTGGAAACACTTCTGTACAAGTTGCGTCCTGGCAAGACGCACATCCATGACGGACGAATGCTCAAGTCCGGGGAAACAATCGAACTCAATCGGAACCAGGCACGTGCATTCGTCGACAAGTTCGAGCCGATCAACAAAGATCAGAAGTTCAAGGAAGATCAACCGACCGGCGAAGCCGTGTCCAGCGAGAATGCCCCGCAAGGTGCTCCGCCGCAGTCACTCGTGGTTCCGATTCCCGAATCGAAGGTGAATCTGGAGAAACCACCCGAGGATCCGAATTCGTTGGATCCTGCTCGCCAGGGACAGCGTGCTCGTGCACCGCGGGAGCAGTGGTCGTAGACTGAGATTCGGGTGGTAACCACTACCCACCCGAAGTCACTCTAACTTTTTGGGGGATCAAGAATGGAAGCCACCACTCCATATCGTTTGAAGACCGATCAAAAACCTCATCACATTCCTGTGATGGACGAGGATTCAGGCAAGCCCGGATTCATCATCATTGAACCCGGACAGATTGCACATCTCACTGAGTCTCAAGCTATCGCATGGGGTGACAAGTTCGAACTGTATCACGGACCGGACAAAAAAAGAAAGAAGAAAACCAGGGACCGAGACGAGGAGACGGAGGTGTCCGCATCGTCGGAGAATTTTGAAGACGATGAAGAAGTTGAAATCGTTGAAGAGGAGGAAGAGCCGCCGAAGAAGAAAAAGGATAAGAAGAAAAAGAAACGGTAATCTGTCCTTGTCCTTGTCTTTGAACCTGGGAGGCTAATGTGCCGACCGTTATTGCGACTCCGGGTGCGGCGAATGCGAATAGTTTTCTGACTGTTGTCGAGTTCGACAGCTATTTGACAACGCGTCTGTGGGTCCCGGCGACTGTCGCGGCTGCGGATCAGACCAAAAAAGAAACCGCAGTCATCATGGCTACCTCGGTTCTTGTTCGAATGATTTCTGGGTATCGTGAGTTCGTGATTTCAAAGAACTACGTCCGAATTCATCCGACATGGACCGGATCACGAACCACGTCGTCACAAGCCTTGCCGTGGCCACGAACAGGAATGCTGGATCGGAACGCAAATCCGATTGCAGACAATGTGATTCCTGCGGATTTGAAGAACGGTACGGCTGAATTGGCTGTTCAACTTATCACAACGGATCGTACGGCGGAGAATTCGGTGGTCGCTGGCGGTCTTACGGATCTAACTGCAGGTCCAGTATCACTTTCATTTAAGGAGGAATTTGAAGTCAAAGTACTCCCAGACAATGTCACACTGATGTTGGTGCCGTCTTGGTTGACTGATGAACAGATCGAATATCTGAATAGAGCTAAATTCGAAGTCATCGAGACGTCATCATCATAGGGAGGACGCATGGAATGGAATATCGAGAAGTTTGGGACACGAGCTGAAATCAGTCGACAGATCAGCGAAGAACCGTGTCCACTCATTGTGAAGAACGTGGTGTCACAATTGTCGATGGAGTTCGATGGAAACGCGGAGTTCAAACTCGCGACTCATGGACGCATCGACGAAGGAAAGGGTGAGATCACCGTTTTCATTGAAGTGGGGTAGTCATGGGATTGTTGAACATTGTTCGGTCGGGAGTCGCGACTGCGAACCAATTAACAGCAGATTTGCAAGCGAATGTCACTTGGGAACGATATCGTACTGAAGGTGGATCTGGTGATGAGTCATATGATCCGCCGGTTCAAGTTCCTGCGATAGTCAGTTGGGAACAGAAACAAGTTCGAACACCAGCTGGTGAACTCAGTGTCAGTCGTGCGCAAGTCATTTTCCTGGATCCGAACATTGTTGTCAACGACGACGACAAGATCACCCTTCCAGATGGAACCACTGGACCCATCATTGATATGACTGGGTTCATTGATCGTGAGACAGGTCATCCTGTACTCACAGAGGTATTTCTGGGATGATTTCATACTCGGTCTTTCGCGGTACGACCAAGTGTCTGGCGCAGATACGAAAGTTGAAAGCGTTTACGCCAGATCATTTCGCTGATGCGTTGAAACAAGAAGTGAATGAAGTGGAAGTACCTGAATGCAAGCGACGGTGTCCGGTCGAGGAAGGGGTGCTTCGTGACTCCATTCATAGTATTGGTCCAACTCGAAAGAGCAATCGAGTGATTGAGATGAAGATCGTCGCTGGAGAACCAGGTAGCGGAGCCGAGGAGTATGCACTTATAATTCATGAGGATTTGGATCTCGATCACCCCGCTGGTGGTGAGGCGAAATTCATTGAACGTCCTCTGAAGGAGAGTGCGCCGCATATGCCAGCACGAATTGCTAAACGAATCGATCTAAACAAGGCAAAGTGATGGGTACTGCAAATGACCTTGTCGTACATATCGTGAATGCGGGTCTCGGTACGTACGGTACCAATTTGTTCAAAGGATCAAAAGTCGCAATGCCGCCTGGGGACGGTCCGTACATCTCAGTAGTCGTTTCTGGTGGTACGGCTCCTGAGGGTACACACAATGACGGGAAGACGGCTTACGTCCGTCCATCGTGTCAAGTGATGGTGCGGGCGAAGTCGTATGAAACGGCGGAGGTACGTGCTGGAGAACTCTTTTCGTTGATTTCCAAGATTCGTGATCAATTCATCAATGGCACATGGTGGCGTTCAGTCACTATGATTCAGTCCGAGCCATTTGATTTTGGTCCGGATGAAGTAGGACGGCCTCGGTTCGTGTTCAATCTCAATATCGTCAAACGTTCGTCACCAGCCACCAGTTAAAGGAGTTGCTATGCCACAGACGCTCACTACGAAGATTGCCCTGATCGTGAATGCGCTCTTGCAGAATACCGTTGGGGCTGCAAACGTTCCGGGGTTGATTGATCGAAACTACCAAATCTCGCTCGCGAACGGTACTGGTGCGAATCAAGCGGATCGAGTCTATTCCGCGTCGATTACATTGGCGGCGTCTGCGACGCAAGATATCGATCTTGCCGGAGTGTTGACGGATATCTTCGGTGCGATCGTAACATTCGCTCGGATCAAAGCGATCGCCATTTCTGCGTTGGCGGCCAATACAAACAATGTCGTACTCGGTGCCGCAGCAGCAAATGCATTTGTCGGACCATTTGGTAGTGCGACGCACACCATCGCGGTGAAACCTGGGGGACTTTTCATCGACGTTGCGCCGGATGCGACAGGATGGGCAGTCACCGCGGGCACGGCTGATCAGCTTCGTGTGGGGAACAGTGCCGGTGGCTCATCGGTGACGTTCGAAATCATTCTCATTGGTGCCAGCGCGTAGTAACATCAGGACCGAAGAGGAGAGGAGTCTATGTCAAACGCTGTTACATCAACTGGAATTCTAGTTCGGCGAGCATTGTTGGCCGACCCTACGAACTTCACGACCATTGGTGAGATCACCGAAGTCGATCCGGGAGGAATGAGTCGAAACAAGATCGAGACGTCAACGCATAACGAGGGAACGGAGTCCCATGTACTCGGTTTGCTTCGTCAAGCTGATCCGTCATTCAAGATCAACTACGTGGCGGCTGATTCGTCACACATCAACATCGTGAATGACATTGTCAACAACGTCAAGAATCAGTGGCAGATCCTGTTTCCGTCCGGCAAGACGCGCACTGGACCGGCGTACGTGCAGCAGTTCAAGTTCGATGTGGCACCGGTCGACGGCAAGCAAGGTGCGGCGCTGGCGTTGACGTGGGCAGGAATCGTTGTCGAAGCGTAGAACAAGGGAGAGCCACCATGACCCAAGTACTGGAGAAACGAGTTCCGTCGTTAGAAGAAATCTGGAAAGCACAGGACCTCGAATTCAAGGAGGAGCCGGTTTCGGAGTGGGGTGAGGATTTTGTGGTGTACGTGACCGAGATGGACGCTGGATCCTCACTTCAATTCAGTCGAACGATGGATGATGAAAAGAACATATCCGATGGTATGTTCATTCTCATTTCATTTTGTGTTAGAGACGCTCCGCCACCAAACGGCAAGCTACTGTTCACAATGGATGATGTACCCAAAATGCGCGGGAAGAATATCCGTGTGTGGACGCGTCTGCAACGAGCCGCCATGGAAGTCAACAAGATGACATCTCGAGGTCTTGCTGTATTAAAAAAGCTCTCAAGCGAGGCGGAGATCGAAGGTTCGCCTACCGACTTGCAAAAGAGCTAGGCGAGCCCAACGTTGATTACATGCTCTCACGGATGACTGCAAGTCAATTCCGTGAGTGGAGAGTTTTTTTCGATTTGGAACCGTTTGGTGAGGAACGAGACGATTATCGATTCGCTTCTATCTGTCAAGCATTGTGGACAATTGCACGAGCACCACGTTCACAAATGCCGATTGAGAACTTCTTGGTGAATTACGGGGATGGCGTTCCCCGTACAGTACAACCAGAGCAGTCGTTGGATCACCAAGAACGTTTAATCGATATGTGGATTGCCGGAAGCAACGCGATCTTCAGTAAAAAGCGAGCGTCCTAATGCAACTTGAAGCCATTGAAGGGTTAATAGAACTCAAGGACGACTTCACCAGTGAGCTCGGGCTTGCAGAAGCTGCGCTTGTCAATTTCACGAAGACCAATCAAGAAAGTTTGAAAGCCATTGCCGGAGCCGCCGGGTTGTTGGGTGCCGCATTTGCGGCAGTGGGTGCGTCTATTGTTGCACTCGGTAATCGAGGTGCTGATGTAAATGATCTGTCCAGTACGTTGGATCATTTCGCCGGGAGTGCCGGTGAAGCTCGGGATATCATGGACCAGCTTCACAAAGGTACTCTCAATACGGTTGACGATTTTGATTTAATGAAGGAGGCCTCACATGTTCTATCTGCCGGTGTCAAACTAACTGCAGAAGATTTCAATACCCTAGGTTCTGCGGCGTTTGTTCTTCAGAATCGGGGGCTTGGTCCGACGAAAGATATGTTGGGTCTGGTATCTGATGCATTGGTTACCGGTCGAGTAAAGGCGCTTCAGAAAATAACCGGTATCATTGACTTAACCAAGGCTGAGAGCGATTATGCTGAGACA